CGTTTTTCCTTTCTTCGCATGGAGTCCTACAAAAAAGGAGCCATCCTCTTAAAAAGGACAGCTCCTTCAGAAGCCTATGAAACGATCAGATGCTGATCGTATTAGCGAGACATCCTTCCACCAAAAACTCATCGTACCATCGTAAAAATACGTTCGTTTTGCACACTCAATATCAGTCCGTTTTTTGTCTCGTCAAGTCCATCTGCTGCCCGGTTGCGTTCCCTAAATTTTTCTGCAACGTAGGATGTTGCCCCTATTCATTTATCAAGTCCCATTCATCCGGCATCCAGTCATGCACTCTTGTTGCATTTCTGCCCGAACGCCCTAAATTATACCACACTCGCTCAAAAAAGAAAACACCCTGTCAAAACTGCGTTTCTTTCCGAAAATATCCATCGGAAATATCAGTCTGGCAGGGTGTTTTCTTCCATTTTGAAATTTTACTTGCTGCTCTTCCCCTGCATCTGGTCAAGCAGCTCGTCCGCTCGGATGGCTTCCGGCGTGAACGAGTTGTTCTCCCACCAGTTCACGAGAGCCACAACCACCGTGATGATCGTCGTCACGAGCTGATTGACCGTTTCGTTGTCGATGGGGATCACGCTGTGGCCGCCCGCGCTGAGCAGCTGATTGATAAGCGCCAGCGCCAGACAGATGGTCCGCACGATGGTCGCCGTCGATACTTTCTTGTCCATTTTGAAATCCTCCGTTATACGGTGTGGATGGGTAACGCCTTGGCGCGGTTGTACAATTCTGTTCCGGTGCCGTTTCCGCCCATCACATGATAGGTCTTGTACAGGTAGCCCAGATTCCGCAGTCCGTCCTGCGTGACGTATCCCAGCTCAATGAATCGGTAACATTCGCTGTAGATGCGGTCGTGCAGCAGTGCCAATACCGCGTTCCAGAGAGCCTTGATCTTCGGCAGTGCCGCGAGGATGCCCGCGCCGATCAGGGTGCAGACCCATTGGGCCCAGTATTCTACGAGAATATGCCACATCGGGGTCACACCTCCTTCATCCGGCTCAGACCCGCCCGCTGGATGATGGCCGGGTAATCCTTGTAGGCATGGCTCAGGTCCACAGGGCCGCTCACACCGGGAATCTTGCCCTTGTTGGTGTACTGCCACATGCCGTGCTTGCGGGAGGGCCGCTTCGAGCGGTAGTCGGCGATCCACAGGTCGAAGTCCGTCAGCTCGTGCATCGCAAGGGCGGTATCGGCGAAGTTCGTGTAGGTGTACACCATAGCGTACAGCCCCCACTTTTCGATCTGCTTTGCCTCCATTTTGATGAGCTGGGCAAGGCTTTCAGGGCTCAGCACTTTCAGGCCGGGGTCTTCCACGTCCACCGCGATGGGCAGAGTGAAGGTCTTCCCTTCCAGTGCGACTTTCAGCTTCGCCAGCTCTTTTGTGGCATAGTCGATGGTGGCTCCCTTCGTGTAATAGTACGCCCCTACCGGCAGCCCGGCTTCCACGCAGCCCCAGTAGTTTTTCTCGAAGGTCGGATCGATGTAGATGCCGCCGTATGCTGTGCTGGTCGAAACTGTCCGCAGCATCACGCCGTCGATTTTACCGCTGGCCTTGACTTTCTTCCAGTCGATGTTTCCCTGCCAACGGGAAACGTCCATGATTTCAGGCATGGTCTGCCTCCTTACTTTTCTTTCTTGCACTGCATGATCTCGTTCCGCTTCTCCTCAGTGATGACGCCCTTGCGCACGTAAATTTTCAGCATGGCCTCCGAGATACGGCCCTGTACCCAGCGTTCTTTCAGTGTTTCGATGTTCATATCAGTTTCCTCCCTTAATTTTCATCCGGCATATTCATCACCACGAGGTCTTCCAGTGCGTCCGCGATGCGGGTCTGGTCGTCCACGGTGTTGGAGACGGGCGGGTTGTCCTCGAAGTTCTCAATGGCGGCCAGATATTCTTCGTCGGTGGTGCAATTGCTGAAATCGCAGCCCGCCTTCCGCATCATGTCCACATAATCGTCAAAGACGAGGGCGACGCTGCCGTTGATGACGCCGCCGCCCACGATCATCTTGGTCATGCGGGCCCAAGGGTAGCGGTCGAGCCACTGCTCTGCGGTCAGGGTCTCGCCAACCGGGGTGATGACGTCAGATTTGTTGTCGTAAATTTTGTAACGTGCCATTTTGATTTTTCCTCCTGTGTCAGTCAATGGTGTAGACGTCTACAATATCTTTTTTGCCTGAATTGAGTCCCCCTGCAAAGAGTACATAGTTTCCAATAGTAGCAGCGGCCCCATCGACTCTTTCATCGCTTAGTGACGTCATCATACTGCATGTCAGTGAGTCGTTGTAGGCTACTACAAAATGCTTGTCAGCAAAGATAGCGTAATTTTCCGACGAGGCTGCGGCCATTTCATTTGAGTCTTTGGTAGGAACTGTAACGCTTCTCTTTGTAAGGGACGTGTCATAAGCGTTGATATTAAATGGCGGAAGACTACCGATGCCAACCCGAAATAGCACATACGACAATCCGATAGATGCACTGCACCGCACTGAATCAATACCATAATCTATTGCTGTAACGGATATCCGTGTCAAAGAGGTGTTATACGCATCAACATCGGCATAATAACTAGGGGATAATAGACTGCCCGCAACACCTCCGGCAAAGAGCGCATAGTTGCCCACTTTGCCGCCACAAACATTGTGCTTTGCCTTGGATAGTGTAATGCTGCTCAGAGTTAAGGAACTATTGATTGCGTTTATTGTATTAACGTCCTTTCCTACACCAAACTTCGGAATCAAGTTTCCTCCGGCAAAGAGCGCATAGTTGCCAACGTTGGCAACTCCTTTGCTAGTACGGGCTTCTACAGTCGTGCCAATGTTGTTACTTACTTTTGTCAGGGAGTTATTATAAATGACATAACTATCCGCGACACTACTAAGCAATGAACTGGCGAGATTATTTGTAGCGATGATTGCATACTGTCCTACGGATGTGGCTATGTGCACTCCATATTTTTCGAGACCAGCGGGTTTTGTTCGCGTAAGGCTTCGATTGTATGTGTCTACAACATTACTGTAATTGCCATTATTCCCTCCTGCAAAAAGCGCATAACCTCCGGTTGCAGTGGCGGTAAGCTCGTTTCTTGCCTCACTCAGCGCCGTTGCCCTTCCGTAGTACCTCAGTTCGCCGCCGCTCCAGAAGGCTCTTGTTTTGCCGTTTACGCCGACGTAGGCTTTTTTGATCTTCCGCGCCTTGCCATTGACACTGACGTAGCCTTTCTTTGCTTTCCGGGTCTTGCCGCCGACTTCGACGTATAGTTTCTTTGCCATAGCATCCCCCTCACTCGTACACGATCAGAATTTTCCCGGTGGCGAGAGGGCTTCCCGCGCCGGGGTCGCTGGTCTGGAGGATGTACTTGCTGACCTGCGCATCCAGATTGGTTTTGTCTTCGGCGCTCATCAGCCCCGCCTTGCTGGTCGTTGCGTTGCCGTAGGTCGTGTCCTGTTTGGGCGGAGTGTAACCGAGCGCGTTGATGATCTGCTGCTTCGTCGGGTCCGGGGCCTTCGTCAGGAATTTCTTGTCTGCTTCTGCTTTTGTGTAGTAACTCGCCGGGTCCATGCCGGAGCCGACGACCATGGGGCCTAATGCCATTGTTCCTTCCTCCTATCGTACGATGTAATACGTTGCCGTGATAGCAGCGGTGGGCACATATTGTGCGCGGATGCGCAATTTTCCTGCGAGCGACTCGCTGACCGTGCAGATACCCGCTGCCTTGGCCGCTGCGCTGGGCGGAACAATGACACAGACCACATCATCTGCCGTCAGTCCGGAAATGACGATGTCCACATACTTAGGAAACGTCGAATTGTCTGACATCCACCCGCTTGCCGGAATCGTCAGGCTCTGCACGGCCACCTTGTCGGCTTTCTTTCCCGACAGCTCCGTGACAGTCTTGCTGACGGAATCTGACAGTTCCGAGATCTTCGCCATGCACTTAGCGTGCAGCTGTTTGAGCTGCGCAAGCGAGAGCACCGGCTTTTTCGTGTCAGCCATTTTGAAATCTCCCTTCTGCTCAGCCGCCGTAGACTTCCTTGATGAGGGCCGCCACCTCTTCGTCGGTGGCCATCCGCACGTTGGCAAGGTCGATGCTGTCCAGCTTGGCCTTGTCTGCCTTGCTCATACGGCCGTCCTGCGTGGAAGACGCCAGCGGGTAGGTGGTATCCTGCGCCGGGATGCCCAGCGCGGTGATGTCCTCCTTCGTGACCGCCACCGCGTCGCTCACATGGCCGTTGGCATCCACGGTGATCTTGTACAGTCCGCTGGCCCGCACAGTGTAGGTGGGATGAACGTACTTGTTCGCGCCCTCAGCGATGCCGTCCAGCTTGGTCTTGTAAGCATTCGTGAAATCGTGGGTGCTCAGGCCTTTGCCGATCTCCTTGTCCACCTTGCCGGAAATATCCACAAAGCCTGCCAGCACGTCCCACTTGTAGGCGTTTTCCATTTTGATGCAGACAACATTGGTGTCCTTCGGGTAGGTGCTGCCTGCGCCCTCCACGAAGCTCGTGTTGGTCGTGAAAGCGTCCGTCACATTGTAGACATTGCCGAGGATGCTTTCGCCCAGTGCCGGGAGGTTTGCAAAGATCAGGGAACCAGCGGGTTTATACACCGCGCTGATCTTCGCGTTGACCTCTTCCTTGGTGTAGGCGTCCCCGATGCCGTAGCCGCTCAGGGTCGTTGATTTCACGGCCTTTTCGTTCAGGATGGCGATCAGGGCCTGATCGAGGTCGCCCTGCGAGACCTGCGCTTTGTAGGCCATCTGGGCCAGTCCTTTGACCGAGACATCCACCCCGTTCACTTGTATGGTGCCGTCTGCCGCCCCGGTGGTCACAAGAATGTCCACCATCTTCTGTACGATGGCCAGCGCTTTGCCGTTGACCTTCACACCTTCCAGCACGTTTGCCTGCGGGCCGACCTTCTCGATGGTTTCCAGCCGTCCGGTAAGGTTGTCTGAGATCTCTTTGTTCTTTGCGGCGATCTTCTGCAATTGCTCGAGCGACGCCAATACGGTTTCTGCCATAATTATTCCTCCTCATCAAGAGCCGTAGATTTGCTTTATCACGGCATCAAATTCTTTGTCCGATGCCACTCTGGAGGTCACGCTGCCTGCGCTGGAAACGTTCAGACCGTCGCCGATCATCACAAGGCCCAGCTCCGTTCTCGTGGCCGGAGTGTTCACCGGTTCCTCCTTCTTCAGGAGCGAAACGTTTACATCGATGTTTTTCTGCGGCGCGGTGTACGCAAAGAACCGCAGACAGCCGGTCTTCGTCTCCATCACGGTGGCAAGGCCCGCTTTCTCCGCTTCCTCGAACTCCGAAAGGCTCGTCAGGCCCATGGGGATCAGGGCCGGGGTGCATTCCTCTACCGGGATATCACAGTAGTACGGGTAGACCCCAAAAGCGCTCTCCCCCTTCACCCAGCTTCCGGTGGGCAGGGTCAGCTCGTAGTTCAGGGTGCCTACACCGTAGAGCGTCAGCAAAAGCTGTACATCGCCTGTCGGGATCAGGATAGAGAACAGCCGCACGCAGCCATTCCGGGTCTCAATGCCCGCCGCGACGCCCGCCGTTACTGCCTCCACATGGGTCTCCAGACTCGTAGTGCAGAAGGGGGTGTACCGATCCGTCAGCTCTGCCACTTCAATGTCGCAGTAATACCGGTACGGTCCGATCGCCTCTTCCAGCGGCTTCCATGCGGTTTGCAGGGCCGTCAGGTTGTAGGTCTTGTAGTAGCCTCCGCTGTAGTCGTTCCGGGCATCGTTGATCGCGTCTTTCGCCTTTTCGGAGTAGCTCTTGGCACTTTCCTCGCTGCCCTTCGCGTTCTCAGCGCTCTTCTTAGCGTTTTCCTCGCTGATCTTTGCCTCCGCCGCCGAGTCCGCAGCCTTTCCGGCGCTTTTTTCCGCCGCCTCTTTGCTGGCTTTCGCGTTCTGTTCGCTCTTCTTTGCTGCCTCTTCGGATGCTTTGGCTCCGCTCGCCGCGTCAATGGCCTGTTTGGTCAATTTCACGCAGGTCTCGCCTAACAGTGCCAGCCATTCTCGTACTTCGCGCCCGTATAAGGCATTCCGGATGCCGGACGCGATCTGCTCCATAGTAAATGCCATTTTGAAAAATCTCCTATCACCCGTTCAGATGTGCCAGCACGCCCCGCAGACTCAGCTTTCCTTCCTTCGCCTTCTTTTCCGTGGCCTTCTGCTGGTCGCTCAGCTTCTTGGGTGCGAACCCGAAATGGAATTCCTTCCGGTCTGGCTGGTCGATGGTATTCACTACCTTCGTGCAGACATACCACCCGTCAATGCCGTGGGGTTCCGAGATGACATGGGTCTTGCCCAGCAGTTCCAGCCGCCCGACCTGATATCCGCCCACGTCCGCCAGATCGATGGCCTCCACGTCCAGTTCCGGTTCTATGTCGTGCGGATACTTGTTCAGTTCCTCTTTGCAGAGCTTGTTCAGCTCCGCCTCGGTGTTGCCATCGTCTGTCACGAGCCATTTGGTGTGATAGCCGAATTTCTTGACCGAGGCGCTGTCTTCCGCGGCTCCGCCAACAAAATCCGTGGACACCTGCTTGAAGATCCACCAGCCTTTCGAACTGCTCACGAGCTTGTTGGTTCGGACGCAGTTCACAAGGTTCGTCGGCAGGATCTGCGTCAGGGTCAGATTCAGCATGTTCAGCCCATATCGCACTTCCTGATTGTTCGTGCTGGGCGGCTCCAGCAGATAATCGATGACAAAGAACAGAACAGCTTCGCCATTGGTCTCATAGCGCAGCTGAAGATATCCGTCGTATTCGTCCGTCAGGTAGGTCTGGATGATATTCCAGCGTGTTCCGATCACGGTGCCGCTGTCTGAAAGATCGACTTTCTTGCCAAGCAACATGGTCACCTTGCCGTAATTGAAGGTCGGCACGCCCAAGGCGGAATCTCCGCTCGGTGATTCAATGTTGCTGATGGCCGTGTAAAGGATCGGCGCGCCGTTTGCAATGATGTCATCCGTCATATCGGTCAGGTAATGGCTCTTGGGGCGTAAGGTCACTTCGCTCTCTTCCAGTAGTCCGAGGATGGACTTCGCCATGATGGTCTTGCTCCCGTCGAAGTTCAGTGCGATCTCGCTTACATACCCGAAGAACAGCGTATCATTGACGTCCGTGACGCCGATCTTGGTCCGCTTGATGGCGAACTTGCCATAGTACGGGTTGTCCTTTGTGACGGTGAAGGTCAGTGTCGCGATCTCATTTTTCTCCTCGGTCAGGGTGATGTCATAGGCGTAAGGACGCTTGCTGAGATTCTTGTCCACATAATGCTCGTCGAAATAATCTCTGCCGTCTCCGTCATAATGGTAGATCAGCTCATGCGTCACCCACTGGAGGCCGTCGTAAATATCACGGCCCGTATAGGCGTCGTGCATGGCCGAGTCTTTCACGACTTTGCATTCTCCTGCAAAGATCTGATTGAACATCCTCTCACCTCACAAATACTTTGGTTGATACTGGATCGAAAAAACGGCTTTTTCGGTCGTCGATTTATTTTGAAGCCGGATTTCATAATTGTCGTAAAACGGGTCGTTCGACACGCTGAGCAATGTATAGTTCGCAGAACTGACATTGTTCCATGGCAGATCGTAACTCCACTCTTCCCGGTTCGTTGCATCTGTCTCGTAGTCTTTCCCTAAGCACATTCGGGTGTCCACATGGGCTTTTCCTTCCAGCAGTGTGATAAGGACTTCGCTGTAGTCACGGTCGCATGGTGGAAGCTGTACCCGCCGCACTTCTCCCGGTGCCAGTTCCAGCCGCCCGAATGGCTGCGGGGCCAGATCGCACTCGAAGTTCAGCTCGTCCCACAGCCAGTCCTCTTCCAAGGGCTTCGCCAGCTCCTTGTAGGGGTACAGCTTGTATTTCAGGGTGATCTTCGAGTAGTTCTGTGCCGCCGCGTAGTCATTCACCATCCAGACGCGCCCTTTGTAGATGAATGCGGGGTCATCATCCAGATGCACCGTCACGGCGTTCGGCCCGGTGTTCTGGGCTCCCAGCAGCGCGCCGATCTTGTGGTAGGCCGTATAAAGTCCCGGTGTGCCCCAACTGCTCCGCCAGCCGTCCGTGTCAATGTAAAAGTTCCAGCTTCCCTCCCGGTTATCGTACCGCCTTGTACCTGTCACGGTCCGATATAAGTCGAACCTACCGCTCCGGCCGGGTACGTCAACGGTGATGCGCCGCGGCTGGGGCGGAGCCACCAGAAGCTTTGTCGCCGGGATCAGGTGCAGGTCGTTTGCGGTGTGGTAGGCACCGATTTGCGCGTCGTGGCTCATGGGTGTCATCTCGCACCGCCTCCTTTCTTACATGCCCCAGCCTTCCGGTGGGTCAATGTCATATCCGATGGTCACCGTTGTCTCCCCGCTTGCCGTGGCATTGAGGCTTTTCACAACGAACCATCCGGTATAGTTCTGTGTGGTCGTTACACCGTCGATATTGATCTTACATTGGAGCTCATCCTTTCCTTGGAGGAACCGGTACAGCCGGGCAAGGTCATTTGCCATCGTCCAGTTGTGCCCGTGCCATCCGGGGTATAATGCTTTGCTCTCTTCATTCGGCACATCCATTCCGCCGCCGATGCTGTGATGGACGGCATGCCCGTGGAGCGAGTTGAACCCGTCCCACGGGGAATGTACGTACCCGTCCAATTGATAGCGGAACGTCCATGTGCCGGTAGCGTTCTTATAAACCCGGTCGCCCATCCGGGGCGGTTCCACCGTGCCGTTGTAGGTCGCGATGGAAAGCTCCGCGTAAGTCTCTTCGAACACAGGCGGGTGGATCGGCTCCGTCGGGATCAGGTTCATCTCTCGCATCGAGATCGTCTGCTCCGGCACATAGAAGCCGATGAGGTTGCTGGTGCGTTCGGGCTGGATGAAGATAAGGTCCGAGAATTTCTTCCCATTTTCCGTCAGAAATTGTTCTGTGCTCATCTTCTCACCCGCTTCCCCATTTGCACATCCACCTCGTCAATGATCCCGCCCACGAGCTGTCGTCCGTTCAGGCTGAGCTTCATGTTCCGCACCGCTTCCGCAATGCCGTCCACGTGTTCGCCCAGCGCCTGTACGCTCTCCACGATATCCCGGTTGGACATCACGTTCGGGTCGGGGGTGTCCGCTTCCAGCACGGCGCTGCGGTTCTGAGCCGCTTTCCGTGCCACACTTCCGGCAAGTCCCGCGCTCCTCTCGGCACTCAGCGCAAAGCTTCGGTCTTCGCCGAGGTTTGTGTTGATCCAGTCAGCTCCATTTTGAACATCGCTCAGGTCCACCACGGGCCGGATGAGGGGTTCGTCCGCGTCGTCGGTGCTCAGCGCGCCCAGCAGACTGTTGGCAGCCATCAGGGCCACGCCCTCGGCTCCGCTCATCACGTCTTCCATGCTGCGGTTCACACCGTCGCTGCTGTCGGTGATGCCCTTGGCAAAGCCCGCGCAGATGTATCCGCCCATCTCGGCCATCAGGGTCGAGGGCGAGTGGATGCCCCAGAAGTTCTTCACTGCGTTCGCCACGTTGGAGCAGACAGTCTTCACTCCGTTTACCACGCCGGTCGCCGCGTTCTTGATGCCCTCGCCAAGGCCCTTCACGAAGTTCTTGCCGGTGTCGATGGCCCCGGAGACGAATTTTTTGGTTCCTTCCCAAGCCTTGCTCAGGAAGTTTCCGATTCCTTCGAAGCCCTTCGTGATGCCGTTCCAGATGTTCGAGAACAGGTTCGAGACCCATTTGCCGAAGTTCTGGAAGAACTCCACCACCTTGTCCCAGTTCTTGATGATAAGTCCGGCGCAGACGGTCACGCCCGCCACGATGGCGGCAATGATCCACCCTTCCGGCCCAAGGTTGGCCGCGAACTGAACGACGGTCGAGATGATCTTGCTCAGTACGCCGCCCTCGCCGATAAGCCCGCCGAGGCTCAGCCCCAGCGAACCCACGCCTTTTCCGGCCACGGTCACCGCCTTTCCCATGATGGTCAGGGTCTTGCCGCCCGCCGCCAGTTCACCGAACACTTTCGGCAGACCCATCAGCAGGGGTGCGAGGTTTGCGATGATCTTCTGCCCGAAGTCGCTCCCCGCGAAGTCGAGGATGGCCGTAATGCCGCTGGTCAGTGCCTGTCCCCAGTCACCGCTGACTGCTGCCGTGATGACGCCGAAAATGTCGGTCACGACGTTCGTGAATCCTTCGCCGGTCGCCACGCCGAAGGCCTTCGCCATCTTGTCGGCAAGCTGTGGGAAGCTCCGCTGGACCTTTGCCATCACGGTCTTGAATCCATTTTGAATGGGCTTCCAGTTCCGGGAGATGGCGTAGCCCAGCTGCATCATCATGCGCTTACCGCTGTCGTCCATCTCGAAGGCGTCAGCCAAGTTCTCCGCAAATCCCACGAAGTTGTATTGTTCGCTCTGCAAGTCTGCATAGGCGTCCAGTGCTTCGTCGCTGTCCTTGCCGAATTTGGCGATGGCCTCGGTGTACTTCGTTTGCCGGTTCGTCACCTTTTTCAGGCTGTAGCTCATGCTGTCCAGCGCCGTGCCCACGCCGATGATGGCAGTCATGGTGCCCTGCGTTGCCGCTTTCCGGGCCTCCTTGCTGTTCTCGCCGTATTTCTCGACCGCTGCCTTGTAGGCTTCCTCCCGCTGGGAGAGGTCGCCGTCTCCGTAGATCTTGGCCAGCATGTTCTGGCGGTTGGTCACCAGTTTCTCGTGCTTTTCCAGTACGGCCAGCGCGTCGTCAAAGGCGTCCAGCTGGGCCTTGTTCATCTCGTTGATGAGATTCTGCTGGGTCGTCTGCTCTTCCAGCCACTGCCGGTAAGCTTCCTGTGTCTTGGCGCTCTTCTCACCGAACTCCGCTTTCAGGGCGGTGTACTCGTCCTCAGCCGCAGTCACGACCTTTGCCTGTGCCGCCAGCTTCCGGTCGATGTTCGCGATCTTCTTGTTGGATTTTTCCTCCACGCTGGCCGTGTCTTCGTACAGTGCGCTCCACAGCTCGTATTCATCGGTGGCCGTGTCAGCTTCATTGTCGTACCGGTCCTTGATGGCCTTGAACAAGGTCTCCTGTTTTTCATGCTGGAGGTCTGCAAGCGTGGTCTGCTCATCCAGTAAGGTAGCGTAGGCGTCGCTCTTCTGGGTGTCGGTGCTGCTGGCCTCGGCCACAATCTTGTCGTACTGCTCTTTCTCAATGGCGACCCTGTCGGTCTGGTTCGCGATCTCGGTGGTCAGGCTCTCGGTCTTCTTGGCCAGCAGTTCTTCCGCTGTGGCGGTGTCCCCGCTCGTCGCCTCCCAGAGCTTGTACTCCTTGTCCGCCGCGTCCATCTTGGCCTTGTTGGCCTTCAGCTTCTTCGAATACTCGTCCGCCAGCTTGTCCGCCGCCGTCTTCGTGCTCTTCGAAGTTCCGGAATGGCCTTTGCTGGTGCCGGTAGGATTGGTAGATTCATCCACTTTATCGTTGTACCAATCTGTGAATACGCCCAACGGATCTTTCAGAATTCGTTGTGCGTCAGCATCACCTTGATTAGCGGCCGCAAGTTCTTTCTTGTTCGCATTCTGGCTGCTGCCAGCTTTTTTAATGCCGGTCTTTCCGGGAATCAGAACATCGTTTTGCTTCGCATCAATGTATCCTTTGTCAGCTTGCGCAACACCATTTTGATAAATGGACAGTTTCGATTGGTCATTTTTGGAAAGTGGACTACCAGCTTTGAACGCAACGTACAAGCCTTTCATTTTGTCTTGAACCGCTAAAGTTGCCTCATCAAGTGCTTGCACTACACCGTCTTTGATAACAATGGCCCCATTGTAACTCGCCTGACGCAGCTCCTCCTGCTTGTCCTTATCGCCGATTCCGAGAATCGCGCCCTCAATAATGTTTTCAGCATCGGTGGCCGCAAGGTCGCTTGGCGAATGGATACCCCAGAAGGTCGTAAAGACGTTTCGAATGGCAGTAGCCGCATTCAGCATCGCTGTTTTGGCTTGTGCCAATGCAGATGGATCGGATATACCTTCCGCTAGGCCCAGTGTTACATACCGGCCAAGCTCTGCCATCACGCGAGAAGGTGAATGGGACTTGAATGTATCTTTACTGGTATCAATGACAGCGTTCGCTGTTTCTTCGGCCGCATTTGTAGCGTCCTTTTTGCCATCGAGTTGGCCTTGTTTCATGCCTTCCGAAGCATTCTTGCCGATTCCCGTAAATGTCTTGTAGATACCAGCCATCACGGAATCGCCGTTCTTCAGCTCGTCCAAAATATCTGCAAACGGGAGAACAAAGTTCTTTTCGGAAATGCCTTTTTCTTGTCCGCCCCAATTATCAGGATCAAACGGGTTGTGCTCACCGGCCCATGCTTGAAACTTATCCCAAAGATCATTCAGCGCTGGTTCGATTTTCTCCCAGACATACGCAATAAGCTTTACCGCAGTATCAATGACGGTAGTGCCGACCACATAGAGCGCTGTGCCGATCGCCGGTGCAGCAAGCACAATAGCATCGCAAACAGCCTTGATGATGGCTGCGATGGATGTTACAAGGCTGGAAGAAATTTCGGCAAGTCCTTTGAATACACCTGCGATAAATTCCACCAGCATCCATGCCATTGCCTTGATTCCGTTCAGAAATACCTGAAAATTCAGATTCTGAAGAAGGCTTAAACTCGAAGCAAGATTACTTACAAACTGGGATGCCGAACTCAGAGCCAGAAGTGCCCCAAGACTCAGTGCGAGTGCACTCAGAGAAAGGCTTAACGCTACAATAACAGGGGTCAGCGGTGCAAGAAGCGCTCCTGCAATTCCCATTACAGTGAACGCTCCGGCAACGGCAGCCAGTCCTTTTCCAATTTCCAGCCAGCTAAGCGCACCCAAGCCTTGAAATGCTGATACCAGAAGATTGATTGCTCCTGCCATGATAGTCAGGCTGATGGCGCTCCCCAAACTTCCTTTGCTGAAATTCAGTGCCGTAACAAATTCAAGAAGTGCCGCACCAACTGCCACGAGGCCTTTAGCAAGGTTCTCAGTATCCATCTCTCCGAACTTTTGAACGGCATTCTGCAAAATTTCCATAGAAGCGGCAACCAGCACAAACCCTGTGCCTTTTCCGATTCCGAATTTCACACCGTCCAACAGTTTCGCAGTGGCCACCAGCTCAGCGCATACGACCCCGGCACCAACCAGACCTTTGACTAACTGATCCGTTTTCAATCCGCCAAAAGCTTTCACAGCAGATGCAAGGACTCGAATTCCGGCTGCAAATGCAATAGTCCCGGCAGCACCCTTCATAAATCGGCCGCTGTCCTTGGAAAGAATAAACGCTACCGCCGTGAGTTCTACCATAACAGTGCCCAGTGCAAGAACACTCGTCAGCAGATTTTCACTTCCGATGGTCGAGATTACCTTCAGCGCTCCTGCCAAGACCAGCACGGCGGCAGACACTGCAATCATTCCAGTAGACAATGCTATGAACTTCAGGCTCTTCACACTCTTGGTGATGGTGGTCATAACTGCAAGAACGCCGAGAAGTTCGCCGAATACAACGGTCATCGCACCAATAGAAGCTGCAAGCCGTTCCGGTTTCACCATAGAAAGAACTGCCAGTGAGGCCGCCATCAGAGTGAATGCTTTTGCAATAGTCATCAGGGTATCCGCCTTTTTAGCTTTGCCCCAAGCATCGATGGCATCGCCCAAAGACTCGATGCAGTCCTTGATTCCACTGACGACCCCTTTTGCGCTTTCCCCAATGGACTTGAAGCTGTCAAGGAATCCCTTGATTGATACCAGCATACTGGCACCCATACCGCCAAGAATGAATTGATTCAGTTTCTCTGGGTCGAATTCATTAAATGCGTTCTTGGCTCCTTCTGCAAAAGAGGTCAGTACCTTGTCGGCGACGGATCCGAACGAATATAATGCAGGAGCCGCAGCATCAACGAACTTCGTGGCCCATGTGCTGATCGTCTCAAGCGGATGTAGTCCACCGGCAATTTCTGCTGCAAACTTTCCAACGCTCGAAGCCACATCCAGAAAAACATCGCCGATTGGTTTTGCAGCAGTTACGATCTTTCCGACCGCTGAGAAGATCCCTTCTAAAATATCTTTGCCGACTTTGAGAACAGAAAAGACCCCTTCTGCAACCGCTTTGATCTTTTTGGCGCTGTCGTCGGTAATAATCAGCTTTTTTGTCGTTTCGTCCAGCCACTGCGCAATGCTATGAATCTGTTCTCCCGTCTTTGGTGGAAATATTTCTTGAAATGCTTCATGGATCGGTTTGATGAGAGCATTAACGGCGTCCATCAGGTTCCATACACTTTGGATCAAATGCTCTCGTCCGGATGTCTCACGAAGCTTTGTGGCATACGCATCCAGATCGAGTGTACCATTTTGAACTTTTTCGTTGAGTTCTGCAAAGGCTTTTGCATCTTGCTCAATGCTCTCCCTGCTTGCCCCCCGCGCAGCAAGTTCTTTGTCGCTCATAGCAAGCATCTTTTCGGCGCTCTTCTGAGCCTCGTCAAGACCCTGCTTCAACAAGTCGGCGCTGATGCCTCCCTGTTTGATTGCATTTCCAAAGCTGCCCGCGTCATCGATTTGCTTCTGGGTGATTGCCCCGGATGCAAGTGCAACCTTTTCAAGAGCATAAGAATACGCATCTGCTTGATCTCCGAGTTCATTCGACAAAAGCTGCTGCCACCCGCTGTCCAGCCCCTTCGAAAGCCGCTCGTTCAATGAGTCGATGGGCGGCACAAAGATGTCATACAGCCGGTTTGCCAGTTCCGTCCACGTGTCCGTGGCCTCTTCCTTATTGCCGAAGATCAGCTCAAAGCTCCTCATCCACTTGGAGCTCACCGCGTCCTTCGTGGAGTCAATGGCTTCGGAAAAGCTCTTCGCCTGCTGGGCCGCCAGTGCGCTTCGTTCCGCCAGCTCGCCATACTGCCCGCTCAGCTTTTCCAGCGCTTCCGAGCTGGTCATGCCGGGGTTTTTCTGGGTCATCTCGTAGGCCGCTTCCATCATGGAAGCGTACTTTTCGAAGGTCTTTTCCATGACCTTCGTGTTGGCCCATTTCTTTGAAAGGCTGGATTCGAAACTGCCGATGGTCACCTCGCCCTTTTTCAGGGTGCCCAGCTCCACGGCCGTGTCGATCAGCTCCTGTTTCAGGGCTTTTGTTGCCGTGCCCATCAGGTTCAGGCTCTTCCAGTCCTGAAGCTGCAAGTGCCCCGCACTGTAACTCTGGGTCAGATTCCGGATGGTGCTCTGGAACGCAAAGCCGCTTTTGCCTGCGTCTGCCGTTGCGTTCGCAATGCCCATGATCATGGGGATCATCTTCTTGATGTCGCCGCCCGATGCCGTCATCTGCGAAAGTGCGCTGGTCATCTCGTTAAAGCTGAAACTGGTCTCATCCGAGTACCACATCAGCTTGTTCAGGTAACCGTTGACCGTGTCGATGCTGTCGCCGGTAGCATTCATGATGGTCTGGATGTTGCCGGTCTTCTCCACATACTTGTTCCAGCCGCTCATCACCTGATCGAAGGACAGGCTCTTCACCATTTTTTCGCCCGCATCCACAAACTTGTTGGTGATGTTCATCAGGGCGGTGGTGGCCACGATGTTCAGGGTCGAGAACTTGGACTCCAGCGTGTCCAGACTGCGCTGCATCGTGGAAAAATCCACATCTTCAGCGGCAGCGTCCAGCTTCTCGAAGCCCTTTTCCGCTCCCTTGAACTGGAGCTTTTCCATCAGCTTGTCGATGGTGCCGATGGTCCGTTTTGTGTTTTTCTCAAAGTTTTCGTTGTTGAACTGCATCTCAACAACGCGGCTGTCTACTTCTCTGCTCATTCCGTCCTCACCTCGCCCCACGCCCGTGCCGCGATCCGCTCAAAAATGGGCCGCATGGCCGGGTTGATGTAATCCACGCCTTCTACATATCCGCCGTTCCGTGTCGCGTGTCCGTATTGCAAGATCACCGCGATGGGCACGCCGTCTACGATGTTCGCGTTCCGCCATGTGATTGTGATCCGGTCTTTTCCCTTGGTTACGCCGTAACTCCAGCTGGCCGCCGTCTTGCCCGTGGCCTTCGGGGTCGCCTTGGCCAGTGCCTCCACGCCTTCCCGGCCGTATTGGTCGAGGATGGCGTCAAGGTCCAGCTCCGAGCACCGCTTCAGAAACTTCCGGCTCTTTTTCCAGTCGCCCTTTTGCTTGAAGATGATTACTTTCGCCATTGTGCTGTTCACCCTCTGTCGTAGGGCCTCCATTTTGAAAAATGCACCCGGATGGGGAGCTCCGCGACGCCCTTGGCGGACGGAGTGGTAAGAGGGCAAAGGGCATCATCCCCTCGTGTGCATCTTGGCTTTCCGCTGTGCGTTCAGCGCCCTCTGCTGGCTCATCCGTTCACCGGGCGACATCTTCTTCTGCGGTGCATTCATCTCCTGCCCCACCCGGATCAGTGTCAAAAGCCGGTTCAGGTGCCACTTTTCGCACTCTTTCGGGATGCCCAGCGCGAACATCTGGGCGTATAGCACCTCGGCTGTGGTGGTGGTCCCTCCGCGGGGAGGGCGGCGCTTGGGGCGGGCGGTTCGTTTGTCTTTTGGTTCGTTCGGTTTGGGTTCCCCGGCAAACCATGTGGCGGTCATCGGGTCGTCCATATATTCGTTAATGGCTGTCAGCTGTTCCCGTGTCAGTTTCCGGTATACGGCGGGGTCAGTCCCCTGCGTCACGGTCATGCAGCGGATGTAATCGAGCTGCTGCTCCCGTGTCATACTTCCGGAACTGGTCAGGAACGGCACATGCCACTTGCTTTCCCATTTAGCCAAGGAGAGCAGGGAGTGCTCCAGCCGTAATTCCACCGGCTTTGTGTACTCGAACTCCTCTGTCCGGGGATTCCAGCTCTGTTCACCGGCAACGGTCAATTTCAACATCTTCTGTCTCTCCTTGGGGTGTCTAAATGAAGTGAGTCGCTCTCGTGGGGGCTCACAAAAAAATGCTCCCCATCGGGGAGCTGTCAGCTTTGCTGACTAAGGTGTTCTTCTAAGCAGGGCTCACCCATTTGGGGGAGCTCCGCGCTGAGAGGGCGATCTTACTGCTCCACGGCAGAACCCTCGATCATGGTAAGGCCCGGCTGCATAGGGGCGGCGGGCTTCTTCTCGTTCTTCATGTCTTCGGGCATAATGCCCTCGAAGAATGCGGCGGCCTTGTTTTCGTCGCCGACCAGCTCCATGTACAGGTCACTGAAGGCCTGTGTGGCCATGAAGTCGTCCAGCACAGCCTGATTCTTGATGAACTTGCGGCCGTCGGGGCTCAGCACACCGTAGCTCTTGCAGATGATCTTCTTGAACATCTCGGCCAGTTCCAACTGGCTCTTGGCGTCCACGATCCGGTGGATCATCTCCACGAAACCGCCCTCCGTGCCAAGCTGCATCTCCATGATCTCAGCCTTCGTCAGGTTGAAATAGTAGGTTTCCGTGCGCTCGGTGCCGCCAAAATCGACGGTCTGCATCGTTTTCTTCAGCATGTTTGTTCTTCTCCTTTATTTTGAAAATCGCTCCCCCCATCGGGGAGCTGTCAGCTTTGCTGACTGAGGGGTTCCTCTAAGCAGAGCTCGCCCTTTGGGAGAGCTGTAAGCAACTGCGCCAACGGCGCATTGCGCGCTGAGAGGGCGATTTTACGCCGCAGCCGCCTCGCTGGTGGTCACGAGGGTGATGATCTCTGCCGGGGTGGGCAGCGTTGCTTCTGCGTTCTCGGTGCCCCAGAGCTTGTCCTCGATGGCCTTCACGGTGGCAGCCTTCAGCTTCGAGCAGTCGATCTCCATGTGGGAAGTCGGGCGGAAACCGCTGACGTTGACCGGCGAGGTGGAGCACTCCCAGCTGAAGGTGATGGCGTCGGGGCTGTCATTGATAGAGGCGTAGCTCTTCTCGGAGGGAGAGGCGGTGGAGTTCCATGCGATGTGGATCTTCTTGCCCACCTCGTCGGAGACATCGTTGCCCACGGTGGTCACCCAGCTGAAGCCGAAGCCCTTGCGCTTCTGCTGGCCGATGGTAACGCCGGTCGCTACCTGTGCAGAGCCGTCGCAGGGTTCCCACTCCGGCGGGTAAGTGTAAGCCTCGATGGTGTAGGCGTACTCTTCGGCGCTGCGCAGAGATGCGTACTTGATGTCGTCCGCGTAGAGCTTGGTCTCCTCTGCGCCGGAGGGCGACTCGGTCACGGCGGTCAGGCCGTTCCAAGCTACGCCGTTCTCGTAGCTGCCGTCTTCCTTCATGGGGTACAGGACACCCATCTTGGTGCCCATTTCATAGAACTTTTCGCCAATGGCGTCCCAAATCAGTCTGGACATAGGTTACCTCCTATCAGGTATAAAGTGTAAAAACGGTATGGTATAAATTGTCCGAAACAAATTGGCGGTCGTACGCGCACTTCGGGAGTACGGATACGGCCGCCTTGAGTTTCGAATCGGGATCCGCGTCGATCACAGTCACTGTATAAAACGGGTGCTGGATGTAAACGCGGTCGTTTGCGTGCCAGTTCTGGATCCGGCCCTCGCTGTACACGATGCAGGGGTATTTCATCCGGAGTCCGGTGGGAGGTTGGTAATACAGGTTTGTGCAGCCCGTGGTTTTGTTCATTACATCGCGCAAAAGCGCGTCCACATTCAAACGAACATCACTCATTCCACACACCTCCCAGCGTCAGGATCAAGCGCGGGTATTGTACCTTCACGCTCTCCACCTTCCATTTCCGTCCCCCGAACGTCGCATATCGCATGGCGTAGAGATTGCTCTGAGCGAACGGATCGCCGAGGACGCTGAGTTGATTCGAGAGGGTCACGTCCTCGTTGATCTTGTCGCTGCCCTGCATCTGCCGCCCAAATTCCACCACGTCGCCGTAATAGCGCCGCTCCGTGATATGCTCCACGTATACGCTGGGGGCCTCTTCGCAGGTATCCGCGAACCCGATCACTCCGCTCCATCTCATAGCAGTCTCACTCCATTTTGATTTGTCACAGCTAACCTTCGGGGCCTGAAAAATCAGGCCTCGTCCGCAGCCATGGTGCAGGTGGTGGCGGTGGTGCCGTCGGTCACGACCACACCGGCAGCCATCAGGGCCACAGGCAGGTAGGTCTTATCGGCAGCAACCACGATCAGACGGCCCAGCTTAAAGGCCTTCTCCACGTCGGCCTTCTTGGCCTGAACCTTGTGAGCCTCGTCCTCGTACAGCTTTTTGTCGGTGTGCAGATAGGCAACGTAGTTTGCCACGTGCAGGTCATGACCGGTCTCGTAGATGGTGTTCAGCATATTCATATCCTTTCTCTTTAAGCAGCCCACTCAACAGCCATGGCGCTGAACGGGGTGGTCAGTGCACCGGAGCAGCGGGTCTCGATCAGGTACTTCTGGGCGTTGAAGTCGATGTCGAAGTCATCGAACATGGAAACAGCGCCTCCCTTGTCTGCGCCCACGGTGTAGTCGGCGAGGTTCACGATCAGACAGACCAGTTCACCGCCCTTGGCACCCTTGCGGCCCTCCATCTCGGGGATGGTCATGATCTTAGAAACACGCAACTTGCGGGCCAGCGCGGCCTCGTCAGCATACAGCGTACGGCCGACGCCGTCCTCCAGCAGGAGCATCTCGGTCAGTGCGTCCTCGGTAGTGAACAGGGTGGGAGTGCCGGAGCCACGATATTCCTTGCGGGAACGCAGGATCTGCTTGATCAGGGCCTTGTACTTGTCCTCCACGGTGGTCAGGCCGGTGGTCTTGCACTGGACCTTGATGGTAAACAGGTCTGCGTCGTTGAACACAGGACGGATGCAGTTCTCGTCGATCTTGTCCTCAGAGGCAGCCAGACGGCCGTCGCCCAGCAGGTATGCCAGAGCCAGCTCACGGTTCAGCTTCAGGCGCATCTCCTGCTTCAGCCATGCCACCACGTCAAAGCTGTTGATGTCGATCACGTCGTCACGGTCCAGCTTCTGCTTCTTGTACACGGTGGTGGGGCTGGTGGAGCGGCGCAGCAGGCCAAAGACCTCTTCCTTCTTGAAGTTGCCCTTGATGTAACCCTTAGCGCAGGCATCGTCCTCGGTCAGGTCAGCAAACATGCTCTTGAACCGGCTGAAAGGAATGTGGTGCACAGCGCCCATGACCACGCTCACCCAGTCGTCGGGCTTGTCGATGATCCGGGGCGTGGTGTCCAGCAGGTGATCCTCGGGGAACAGCCAGTTGATGTTGTCGATGCTGTGGGTCAGCTCGTCACTGTCCATACCGGCATCCTCAAAGGCAGCCTTCATGGTGCCGTGGCTCTTTGCGGTCTTGACCACATTGTCGATTTCTTCCATGCTGTGCTTCAGCACGGTTGCGGTGGTATCCTTGTCAAAAACATTCTGCTTCACGGTTTCATCCTCCTCGCCGTTGTCTTTGCCGCCGTCCGCTTCCTCAAGGGCCAAGCCCACGAGTGCGTGGCAGCATTCCTTCTGCTCGTCGGTCATGCTGTTGTAGACCTCTTCGAGCGTCTTGCCTTCGTTCTGATTTTCGTCCGCCATTTTTGCTTCCTCCTGTTTATGTTCGCCGTCATCCGCGCTGTGGGTCAGCTCTTCCAGCGGGTTGCCGTCCGGGTCCATCCCGTGCTCAAGGCTCAACGCCGTGTCCGAGATGATGAACGCCTCCCCGCCCTCGTAGTCCTCGTCGGCCGAGTGCTTGATGACTTCGTCGATGATTGCGCCGGGGTTGCAGCCCGCCAGTACGAGGCTCACCTCCCGGATGAAGCCGTGCTTCACGGTCTTCCCCACCTTCTGCAAGCCGTTGGCGAAAATGGAAAAGGCGTTCAGGTCGCCGCTCTCAACGCACTGCCGCGCCGTGCGGCCGGTGTCCGTGTCGTTGAACTTGGCATAGCAGTACACGCCGCCGGGGCGGTTCTCCAGCAGACAGTGGCCGATCACGTTGCCAATGTCGCCGTGGTCGTGGTTGTACACCATGGGCACCACCTTGCCGTCGCACTCTTTGAATGCGTCCTGTGCAATGGTCAGCCCGTCGTAGCAGCGGGTGTTCGCTTTGGTCGCCCAGCCGCTGCAATCGTAGTCAAAATTAACCATTTTGATTTGCAATACTCCTTTCCACGGCTTCTTTTCCAGCCGTAATTGTTTTCTGTACCCCGTCTTCCTCGTTCGGTCGGCTGATGTTGCTGTTCTCCAGTCGGTCGGCCTTCGGATCCTTCGAGGGCTTCATGCCGATCACCTGTCGGAACTCGTTCGAGGTCATGATCTCATTGCGGGTGAACTTGTCTGCCATCTCTGAAACCATGGAGACCGGTGCCAGCTTGAACGGGTCGCGGAAATACATCACGGATTCGCCTCTGGCCCGTGCTTCCTCGGTCAGGAACTTCCGCTTCAGCTCGTCTACAACAGCCGCCACAAGGGGTTCGATGGTCCGGTTCTCGTAGTTGGTCATCACAGTATCGTTGGCAGTGCCGTTCATGATGTCCGGTGTGATACCCAGCTGACTGTATGCCATGTTCGTCAGGTATTCCACGGTCTTCAGAAGGTTGTTTTCGAGGCTGCGATTCAGCTGCGTGACATGCTCGGTGCCGTCGATGTAGGCGATGCCATATTTGGAGCCAGAAAGCTGGCGTTCCACCTCGGCGCGGCGCTCATCGGCCCGCTGTTTCTGCTGTTCGCTCCGCACCACGTAAGGCAGCTGGATGATCATGTCGAGCTTTCCGCTGCCCACTTGCTCGTCGATAACGTCCATCAGGTTCAACTTCCGAATCAGCCGCTGGATGGTTCCGTTCGGCTCGTTCATCACGGCGTAGAACGGGTTTTCAACGATGGCCACCTGACTTTTCGGCAGGGTGATCTCCTCCCGCTGTCCGGTTCGGTCGTTGTACACTTCCAGCCGCACGTCGTCGGGGTACCATTCCTTGATCTTGCCTACCCGCATGGACTCGATTTTGGCTTCGCCCGTCTCCGGGTCTATGTCGATGTCCACCGGCACCAGCCCCACCACGCCCTCGTCGAGGACGGAAAGGAACAGGTCGTACCGCAAGGCGCGCCCGGTCTGGTCCTTGTTGCCGGATAAATTCAGGCAAGAATTAAGGCCCGAATCAACGACCTCATCAAAGCGGTTGTTTTCATCGAGCCTTACGTGATTGATGGTGATGCTGGCCGCATCCATCGCGATGCGGGTGTAGATGGCGGTCAGGATGGTCCGGTCATTTCCCCGGTTCAGCCGCACCCGGTCTGGCCGGTAGCTGTATCCTCCGTCATAGTAACTTCTTCCGGGAGGGTCCCGGTTCAAGAATGCGTTCCAAGCATGTCGCAGTCTGGAACCAAACGCTACTTCATTTTTCATATAGTTCTCTTTTCATTTGGAATGGATTTTTTCAGTAGACATACGGTTTCGAACCTTATCCGAGTTTACAATGTTTTTTCCAATTTTCGCCACAGAATTATAGTTGTTATACAAAGTGCTTATAGTGCCTAGTGTAGATGCAGTAGTTCCTACTGTTGCAATCAACTTTTTCATCCTATCCGGCGTTGCAATCAGCGACTCGTACTGCTTTTCTTTTTGCAATCGATTGATTTTTGCATTAAGCTCGTCATCGCTCATCACCCGAACACTCTTTTTTTCATGAGCACGTATGTAATCCGAATGAGCCTCCACTTTCGGTTTAGCATTCTGGATCGAGTTATACTCGTCCGTAACTTCTTTAACGATTTCGGTGATTTTCTTCTTTCCAACAGTCGCAAAAGAATCTAATTTTCCAGATTGCACCAAACGATACCCGCCGTACGCTGCCAGTGCGGCGACAGCTACTGTAGCACCAACTTTCAAAGCCTTTTTCTGATTAGATGACAATCCAGAGGTCTTTGGGGGCTTCTGGTCTTTTTCACCTGTGGCATCGTCCATATATCTTTTTCGCCCAGCATCCGTCAGGGTACCATCTTTGTTTTGGTAGCGCCGAACGCCCCATTTCATGCCTTTGATGCCCCAATGATATAGTTCATCGTTGTATATGTGCATATTTCATCCCTCCTTGCTAATACTCGTTTTTTATGCTAAACTTAAACAAAAAAGTGAGGTGTATCTCATGAAATTTCCGAAAATGTCAGAAGAACAGGCCACTTCTATTCTGGATGCCTGCTATGAAAAAGCACTTCATGGTGCCCCCGGAGCAAAAAGTTGTTCTCAGCTAGCAGAGGAGTATCTTGCAAAGTATCCAAATCCAGTTATGGCAATAGACGAATTTGTCAAGTGGCAGGTTGGTAAATGTACTACTTCCGGTTTTTTCACAAGCCTTGGCGGAATCAGCACCTTACCGATTACACTTCCGGCCAATCTTACAACTGTCTGGTATGTCCAATTGCGGATGATTGGAACAATTGCTGCCATTTCGGGCTATAATCCATCGGATGATGAAGTACAATCACTTGCTTATATATGTCTCGCAGGTGGTTCCGTATCTAAAATATGCAGAGAAGCAGGTGTCCAGTTTACCAATAAGCTTACTGCTTCTATGCTAAAAAAAATCCCCGGAGCCGTCTTTACAAAAATCAACCAAAAAGTTGGTTTTCGGTTTGTTACAAAAGCCGGTTCAAAAGGGATTGTCAACATGGCAAAGCTCGTGCCTCTTGCAGGAGGAATCGTTGGTGGCGGAATTGATTATGTTGGCACCAAAGTAATGGCTGATCGGGCAATCAAGACATTCCTCTGGAAGAACTACGATTGATCACTCAAATGCATCCCGGTTCTGCTTCCATGCAATGTAAGCGTCCATCATGGCCGCAACGGCGTCGATCTTCTGATCCTGCCGCTGCTTATAGAGCTTCCGGTTGCCGTTGGTATCCACCAGCGTGACACAGTTCCCCATGGCGAATTGCATCAGCTTCTCATCGAAGATCAGCTTCCGTTGTTCGCTCAGCTTTTTCAGTTCACCCAGCGGCACACTTTCGGTCTTGGCACCCTGAATCACCTTCACGATGCCAAAACTGCTGTTTTCCATTGCCCACCGCTCCACGAACTCCTTCGCGTTGTAGGGGTCGTAGCCAAAGGCTCGCACGTCGTATTCGTTCTCTTGAATGAACTTGTCGAGATCTTCGTACACCTGCATCATGTCCAGCACGGTGCCGTCGAACACAAACAGCGTCCCCTCGTTCATGAACTCCTCGTATTGGTTCCGTCGGCTGATGGGCAGCTGGCTCAGGGTGTAACTCGTGATGTAATCCCGCGTTTTCACGCCGAAATATCCGTTCGACAGCGGGAATAGGAAGGTAAACGAGCAGAAGTCGTCGCCCATGGAAAGGTCCGCTCCCATGGCACAGGGCATCTGCCAATAGTCCCGCTTGCGGTGGCACAGCGTCTCTTCGTATGGGAAGAAATAGGTGTAACCCTCCATGGGCAGGTTGAAGCGCTTGGCCAGAATATCATTCCGTGCGCTGGGGGATTTCTCCGCGCGCTCCACATCGAGCTGATAGGTCTCGTAGCTCACCGTCTTGCCGAGGTTCGGGTTTGCTTTCAGCCACATTTCGGGCTGTCCCACCTCATCGATGGAGTCGAGCTTATAGTACCAAATGGAGACGTGGGGGTTGATGTACTCCCCCTTCAGGATCTCCATCAATTCCATTTTGATGTCGTCGCCGCAGCCGTTGCGCACGGTGCCTTCGGAGCTTGCCGCCACGATGAGATAATTCTCGTTCTTGGCCGCGCCCTGCTCGATAGCACCGATGGGATCTTCCCGGATGTCACAGGAGAGCCATTCATCCACCGTCGCCATGGTGTCGCGTCGGCCCTGAAGCTTCTCGATGGTCATCGGGCGCACTTCCAGCAGACTGTTCGTCAGGAAGTTCTCGATGCCCTTCTTCGTGGACGCCATCTTCACGCGGTCGGCCTTCGAGCCGGTGGTGTTCTGGAGGCTGCCTTCCGTCATAAACTTGAGCACCGGTCCCCTTGCCCGCGCCAGCGCCGTGCGGAACGGAGCCAGAACCTCTTCGGCCTGTTTCATGGTCGGTGCTGTGGTCAGTTGCTGGGTCGTCGTGGTGCACGCCGTCAGGAAGTAAGCTTGCAAAAACTCCAAGTACATGGTCTTTGCAGCCGAGCGGGTAATGATGAGGTACTGTTTCGTCACCAGACGTTTCTTGATCCGCCGGGTCTCATAGTGCCCGCCGCCGCGCTCATTGGGCACATAGACGCTCCGCTCCACGAAGTAGTACCACCCAAAAATTTCCTCGGCCCACAGCTTGAAACTGTCCAGCAGCTTCACGTCGGTGCCGTCGGTCAGGGTCAGCTCGTCTTCGCAGAACGCGATAAAGCCATTTACCGCCTTGTCGTCGTAATAGATGCCGGGGTTTGCGATCAGATCGTCGATCCTGTTCATTTCCATGGAAATTTCCCGGCATACCGGAATCTCACCCCGCATTACGGCCTCCCGGAACCGGCCGTAGTAAATGGGCGTGGCCGTATTCGAGAGTGCCATCTTCTTCAAAAGCTCCTTTAGCTATTCAGTTTTTCCAGAATGTTCCCCAGCTGCTCGGAGATGCCCTTTCCGGTCTTCTCCGTCGCCAGTGCATCCGATACCGTCTCGCCGGTCACTTCGTCGGTGTGCTCCACCTGCATTCTACCGTTCTCCACATGCAGCCCGATGGCATCCTTGATGTGGTCTGCCGCAGTCGTGCCGGTGCCCAGCGGCTCATCGAACTCTTCCCGCAGCCGCCACTCCATTTCCGCAACAGTATTCTTCATGGCCTCCATGGTGGAGCTGCTCTGTGGCGGGTCAAAGCCCAGCAGCCGCACTTTCACGCCAAGGTATGCCTTGACCTCTTCATTTTTCAGCTTGTCCGGGCTGAACTGCTCCCACGTCTCTTCGCTGCCGGTAATGGTAAACCCGCCCACCGGCCCCACACCGATTTGGCTCAGCACGAACAGCGCGCTGTTCACATACATCGCCACGTCCGCGTCAAAGTCCGTGCACTCCTCCGCGATCCCCAGCAGCTTCTTCACACTCGTCAGGATCGAATTCATTTTGATTTTTCCTTTCACTCTTTGTAGCCTTGACAGAACTTCCTAAGCCGACGCTTTACCATCATTCCTTCCCACATCATGTATAGCGTTGACTGCTTCGTCCAATAATTCTTCAGCTTTTCCCAAAACAGAGTTCTCACCTTACTGTGCATAGTCTGCCACGCCAGCTTCTGCAATAGCCACGTTCGCCCACAGTAGTGCCTCGTCCAGCTTAGTCAGCGCAAGGCTCCTCTCCCGGCACGGCCCGATTTTCTTGATAGTCTGTTCTGCCTGTTCCAGCTGCTGCCGGATTTTAGCGCCAGCATTCTCCTCTTTCGTACTGAATGGTCTTCTCTTGTACATGTTATTCCTCCGTTGGCAGTTTTGTAGTTTACTTTACTTCTTTGCTGAGTTCTTTCCTTTGTGCTAAGCAGGTTCAATTGTCATGCCGAGATTTTTCATAGCACGCCCCACGTTGTTTCCTCCATGGGCAGGTGTCGCCCGGTTTTCGATCTCCATCCGGCAGGTTTTCCTTTTGACCTGTCCCGTAGTGGATGACCTTATGCGTCGCCGCCGAAACACAAATGGCGTTCTCCGGATCCAGCAGTTTTTCGCTGTGCCGGAGGACGTCTTCTTTTGTTATGGGGTTCAGGTGGTGGATGCTGATCTTCGGCCGTACAGACACGCCGTTCCGCAGCACCCAGTCCGTGATCGGGTGATCCGCGCATCCAAGGTCGCATCCGCCGTCCCGTGCAATGATTTTGTCCCGGAATTGCCGCCACTCCCGCGATTGGTAGAAGTCTTGGTTCAGCCACCGGTCAAACCCGAAGGTGTCCTTTCCTACCTCGCCGTGCAATTGCAAATAGTGCAGCCGCTCCTCATAGGTCGCCAGTTGGCAGAGTTCAGTATAGGTTTTCATACGCATCTTTTTCCTACCACAGAATGCTAATACCCACAATGACAAGCATAGTTGCTGCCACGATCAGCAAGTATAATAAATAATGGTAGATATCGTCCTCGATGTATCCGGAATCAGTCATAAAAACAGCAAACAACCCGATCAGATTTAGGATCGCACCTGCCATAGCCAGATACCGTCCGTCCAATACAATTGTAATCATGCTCAGATTCCTCAAATATACCCACACGCCGCCATAAGCTCGCCAAACACCAAAAAGCCGACCGTGGCATATGTCATTGCCGTAAGGATCGCATCAAATCGCCGATTCACCCCGATAGAATCGATCCCAATAAAAATCTCAATGATCAGCAGCGGGATTGCACCGAGAAACATGATGCTGAATACCTCAACACTCATACTCGTCATCCTCCCCAAGACCGTTGTACTTCCGCATTGCCTTGATGGCATTTGCATACAGCTCTTCCGAATTCTTTGCATTCTCCAGCGTCTCAGTCTTTGCCCGCAGCAGTTTGTTTTCCTCTTCCAGCTTCTTCTTTTCAAGGTCAGCCTTTGTCGTTGCCAGCTTCAGGAAATGGGTTGTTTCGGCGCTGGATGCTGTCCCCTCACGAAGCCGCTTTTCTACCAGCTTCATCGCAAGGTTGATCATGTAATTCTCTTGTGCCTCCGGAGATGTCGCTGGCCGGGCCGAAGCCGCAGCCGTTTCTCCGGGAGCGTTTCTCTTCGGTTTCATCCGCTATCCTCTTTTCGCACATTTATAATAAGGTATAAGCTTTTGCAAGGGTTCATGGGAGCTGTCAAGGTACCAGCATGGCCAACCATTTGAAAGGAGAAAAAGAAACAAATGTCTTCAGCCGCAGTGTATGAACTGAACAAACTCTATCATGAAAGTGTTAATTTTGGAGGTCAACATCATGAAATTCAAAAGGAGGAAACTTTTTTTCCCATGAGCCCTTGCAAAAACCGCCGAAGCCGCAGTCTACTCCCCACAGCCTCGGCGATACGAAAGAAAGCTGGCCAAGCGACACCTCAAATATCACACGGTCAGCTTTTCGCATTCTTAAAGCCCAAATATCAATTTTCCCTCCGGGGAAATATCAAAGACCGGCGCGATTTGAGAGGGGGGTGTCATTTTTGAGCCCCCTCCCTATGCTTCTAGCACTTTACGCCGCGGTGCTTTCGTCTTTGATATCGATCTTGAGCTTTTTGTAGATGTTCAACGGATCATTTGCCACGATTTTATCGATTGCCCGCTCAATTTCATAGGCATTCTCATTGTCTGTGAACTGAGAGGACGTCTCTGCCAGCCGCATCAGCAGACCAGAAGAGTTGTAGCCATGATCCACATCATATTGATACCACTGTTCGAACTGCTCGCACGGATCGTACGGGTTATCGGTTGTGGTCAGAAAGCATCGAACCATAATTCAAAGCCTCTTTCTTGCATGTTTTACTTGTTGAGTGCATCATAAATCGTGGATTTAGGCACGCCGCATGCTTTTGCAATTTCTTCGTACGTGTAGCCACCGCGAAGCATTGCTTTCGCTTTGTTCACCTTTGCAGAGGACAAAGCAGTTGTAGTTTTCGGCATTGCACGTTTCACAATTTCATCAGAATCAGACGAATTCAGGAATTTCGTCAACATATTGTCCGAAATTGCGCCAGCTTGAACAGCTTCCCATTCACGATCCGTGAACGTGACCTTGGACTTGCGCCCACTGGCACCCACAGAGTCACGGGCACGCTGCATTTCGACAGAGGAGATCTTCTTTATTTCTTTCTTATCGATCGTCGGATCGAGTCCTTGTTCCTGAATCTTAGCCTTGATAGAGGCATTTGCAATCAGCATCGCCTTGCGTTCTTTCGGCTTGTTGGCGATCATGTTATTGTATTTTTCTTTCAGCGAGGCTACTTCTGCTGCGTATGCCTTGGCGGCTTGCGGGTCGCGCTGGATGCCTTTCATATTGGCCGCCTCTTTGCGGGCTTGATTGGCCATCGCCTTCAACTTATTAGAAAAGTCTGCATACAGATTCTCCTGCACCGTACCAGACGACAGCGTGCGTGCATCCTTTGTCTCCGAGATCAAACTGACGGTATCCTCAGCGAGGCGCTCCTTCCCTGTCTTGGGGTCGGTGAAGGTGCGGCCGCTCTCCTTATAGATGAGCTCACCAGTATCCTTGTCAACACGTACGCTGCCACGGCGCTCCGGTACACGAACGGTCTGCTTACGGCGAGACAACAGGGTGGATGCGCCGCCATAGTGCGTGCCGCCCTCTTCGTCCACACGGATCTGCCACTTTTGTTTCAGTTCGGGAATGCCATTCTCACGCTCAGACCTCTTGTAGTCCAGCTTGTGCTTTTCGGCATCGATGACCACCATGGAGTGCTTGACAGCACGTGCAAGCTCATCTTCATCCGCACCGCGAAGGGTCATGTCCGTGATGAGGTTCGAGATTACACCCATTTCGCGCTGCTTCTCTTCCTTCTTCATGAGACGCACATTGTTCGGGTTGCCTTCCGGAACTGCATACGCAGTCTTCGGGTCGAAGCCTTCCAACGCTTTCAGCGCATGGGTGGACTTAATGTTGACCTTGTCAGAGACAGGAATCGCCATAACGGTGTCACCGTCGAAGTCTGCACCAGACAGACGCTCAGCTACCTTAGCATTGATACCGATTGCATCCTGAATCGCACCGAGATTCCGCTTGCCACTCAAGTTCTTGTTGTTGACCGTGACCATTGGAATTTCAAAGGTGCCCGCATGCGGATAACGAATCAACGCAAGATGGGTTCCGTTCTCATAAGTCGGGCAGTAAGCTTCTGTTTCCTTGATGTTATTGAGAGGCAGGATAACCTTGGTGGACTGACCGGGAAACGCCGATGCTTTCAGGGTCATCGATGTACCTTCGCAGGTGTCTGCAAAGTCGTTGAGCAGCTTCTTCTTGACTGTCGGATTATCATAGTGCATAATCTCGTCATACTGTGCCTGATAATCTGCAACGGTGAGCTTCAACTGATTCTCAATCAGCTTTTTTGGCTGCTTGGACAGGAACTGCGAAGAGACATTCTTCGACATCGTATCCCAGTCGCCTTCCTCTTTCAGTTTGTTGATAGGAGAAAGATACTCTTTGCCGTCAGCACCGATGTAAGTGCTCTGACCGTTCGCCTTAATGGCTGCACCAAACGGGTTGTCCGGGTCTGCCTTGGCTTCCTTCAGAACCTTCATCTTAGGTGTGCCGGAGTGCTTGTTCGTATTGAACATGATGTCCACACCGTCCGGAAGGTCATCCGAATATACAGCCATACCCTTCAGGTAATGATCACCATCCACAAGGATGCGAACCTGCGCATAATGGCTCTTACCAAGGTCAAGGTCAGGCACGCCGCGGCGAATCTCCATGACGCCGTCCTTGTCCAAACCGCCTTCGTCACCATAGCGAATGGCAACGCGGCTGGAATCCAGACTTGCAGGGCGCTGGAGCTTCGTAAAGGTATCACCACCATCATCCGTGTGATAGTCGCCCAGCGAATCGATCTGTTCCTGATGTTGGTAGGCATACTTCTGGTCGAATTCAGGCTTAGCAAGCACCGTGATGTTGGTCTGCTGGCGGTTGTTCGTCGGCTGCTTAATACCAACGCCATAGCGCTTATAGCCATACTCTGCTTCCAGAATATAAGCGGCCTCATCCAGCTTGCTTTCCGATACGCCGAGCACCTGATTTGCACCTTCGGAAATATCAATCATGCCTTTCTTGTCTACTTCCTTCTTCAAGGTTTCGGCAATCTTCTCGGCCTGACTTGCTTTTTCTCCGATGCCATTGTTATACTTCGACCGGACACTCGATTCGCTCATGCCGAGCTTATTCGCAATTTCCGTCCAGCCAAGATTTTCCTTTTCTTTCAACCTGCGAATCTGATCGTATTCCAGCGCCTTGCGATCATGACCGGCCTTCTGACGTGCAATACGGAACTCGGTGAGCCCCATTTTGTACTCGTCCGGAAGGCTGCCATTGATTGTATCCAGAATATCTTTCTCGGACAAGCCCTTTTTCTTCAGCTCATCCACACGAGACAGAAAGTCACCGGAATGCTGATACGGATTGTCACCGGAACCCCAAGGATAACGGCCAGAGTGGCGCTTGGTGCCGTAGTGCTCCAAAACACTATCGTTGGAAGGAATGCCCAAATAGGCACGGATATCTTTCTCAATCGTGTTCATGCTACTGCTCCTAACTTCAAATCTGCAATCACTTTGTCGAACTCGCGAATCTTCTCGATGATGGGGTCGATATCCTCATAAGTCGGATTCTCGATCCAAATATCATCGTTCTGATAGATTCGGGTCTCAAACTGAATATCTTTCGGATTGATGCGATACTCCATGCAGAATAGAGCAGCATAAATAAAGAGCTGCTCCATGTGTGCAGGAACAGCTCCGGTTTTAAGATCATGAATACGAAGGAGATTATCGTTGAATGTAATTGCGTCTGCGGTGCCGAAGCAGTTCTCGCTATAATAGAGAACCATCTCCGGGTCCATGCGGAAACCGATTGCATCGTTAACATATGCGTTCAGAGTTTTCTTACTCTTGGGCAGTTTCTGTCGGAGAGTAATGCACTCTGCGGCAAAAGCATGAAGGCGCGTTCCCTTCTCTTTTGCCTGAAAGTTCATGTACGCATCGGCCAGACGCTGCGCGTCATAATTGAGCCAATGGTACTTACTGGCTCCGAGGAAGGCATGCTGCCCCGTGAGCCTCGAATGATCGTTCCATTGCATTTAGAACTTCCTCCTTATTTTCGGGATAGATGAAAGCTGCAAAGCTCATACTGTTGAAATCCTGAACATAATAGTCCTGATTCGGTCGATGAGGCGCATCCGCTGACCGCTTGCCTTCCAATGCGCCCCAAGTATGACCATACAAAACCAAGAGGTCAGGATGCCCCTGCACCTCGTTCGGATCCAGATGAACCACCTTGCAGCCGGGAAAGCGCTCTTTCAGTTCTTTCACCAATCTCGTTTTGAATTTGTTTTCAAGCATGCTACAACCTCCAAAATGAAAGGAATAGTGCGTAAGACGCATTCTATTCCCCCCATAAAAGGGGATGTTTTTCTCGCGGTAGATTTTGTGAAAAAGTGCGAATTTTTGTGAATTTTGGACAAAGAAAAAAGCCCCTGCGCTTTTCACGCAGAGGCAATGCTCATGGATGTTAATATCTGTCAAATAGTTCTTCAGGGCCGCAGTGCATCGGAAGGCTCTCGTATTTTCGTTCGCCATAATCGTCTTGTATAGAACCTGCATCGCAGTTATAGTCATATGCTTCCGGGCCATGAGATCTATACAAATCGTCATATGAATAGCACATCTCACAGCGGTCGCATTTCCATGTTTCTGGTCCGACATGTGCAAGGCGCCGACCACATTCACATACAGGGGCTTTAACATGAAGTTCTACAAATTGATTAGCGCGGCAATCCACGCGATTACCATCCCGATCAGTTGTCCACCATTCTTCAAAAGCCATACAAAATACCTCGTATAATCAGAAGCGTTACGCTCGTGCACTGTGGTTCTATGATACATCTATGGGCAAGCTGTTTCAAGCCCCAAAAATAGCGCTGGCCAAAAACCCGTTTTTCAGTGCCAATTACTATATATAAATTTTCATTTTTTTCATTAACTAAAAGAAAAAAGTGGGTTTTTGGCCAAACTGCGTAATTTTAACGAATTATCGTTATTTTTTGTGGCCATTTTTTCCAAAACTTTTGGCCACGAACCGGGTTTTTGGCCACGAAAATGACAAATTCTGACGTTTCATCACAAAAAGCGGCAAATTAAAATGGGCAGAGAAAACAATCAAAAGAATCCTTTCGAGCCAAGAAGACATATAATCATGAATACTACAAAACCGACCGCACCAATTATAAGCCCTTTGTTCTCTTCTTTGATGTCGTCTTTTCGCTTCTTCTCTTCCATCTCCATCCGCTTGAGCTCAAGCTCTTTTTCAGCCTTCACTCTCTGGACTTCCGCCTCATTCACATACCTATGCGTCTCCTGATAGTCATCCAGCCGAACTTTCGTTCCGCAGAACTCGCAAAACATAAAATCCCTGTTGTCATCTTTCACCGTCAGCTCAGCACCACAGCTGGGGCATTTTACCGTCCGTGCCATAAAAGCACCTCCTCATCTTGCTATAAGAATATCATGGAGACGTACCAGCGTCAAGGATTTTAAGGAGGTAGAATCCAAATGATCAATTTATCGAATATCATTACTATTTCACCTCATACTCCACAATGACATTATTCCAACTCACACCATAAACCTTATCATCAATCCGAACCGTAATCTTTTGGTCAGTAGATTTCAGCCAAAGCACTTCGCCGTCACCCTCCAAATACACGTCTCTGCTGTTCGGATAATAGATAGTGATGTGATACTCCTGCTTGTCGCTCGTGGTGCTCTTGCTCTCCGCTCGTTTCGAGCATCCGCACAACCAGATACTCAGACACAGCATCAGCGTACACCAAATCAAACATATCGCTCGATTCTTATTCATAACTCATCAGTCTCCTTGCCGCTGCATAAAGGAACTTCTTGACCGACCATGTATCGATGCGGAATTCAACCCGCAGTTTCTCCAGTTCTGGATTCGGATATTCTCCTGCCCGGAACTCTGTCATCTCCATCGCTCTGCGCAAACGACGATCCGCCGAACCGCGGCTGCAACTGAATTTATCTGCCAATGTGCATTCGACATCAGACAATGAAACGAACTGATGATGCGCCAGCTTATCCATGAAGATTTCAATTGCCTCACCCATGAGCTCGCCGCCGAAGGTAATCACCGGCACCCGCATCTGGATGAGGAAGTCATACGTTTTCTGCTGCATTCTCGTTCACCATGCTTTCTTTATCGATCTTTACAAATGCAAGGGCTACTTTCAGGAGGAGAAGCTGAATTTTTTCCAGACTTTTAACTGTCTCGGCAAGCTCTTTGATTGAGCAGGGGCCCTCGATTTCAACCGAGGCATAGGTACTCGGATCAAATGTCTCTGCAAAGTTGATTAGGTTCTCTACAAAATTCTCGTCATTAAAATTTGCAGAGAATGTTCCACCTATCGGGTTATAGCACAGTTTATACCCGGTTTCGGCCGTGTATAAATGAAAGCCAAACTGCTGTAGCACGTCAATATATTTCTTATCAATTCCTTTCATAGTTACTTCACCATGCTTCCCTTCCGTGTCTGGTCATCCGCAGGCCAGTACGTGTAAATATCATCGAACACCACCGGGATCTTGCTCTGAAGCTCCTTCAGCAGCGGGCACATCAGCTCTCTCATCTGAGGATGGGCCGCCACAGGAGTACGCAGCTTGAAGATATTGCGCCACTCACGGTAGTTGGCCGTCACCACGATCTCGGTCTTCAAAGACAGCGGCAGAACGCACCGAGCCTGTTCGGGACGCATACCCAAAGCAATCATGTCCTTGTAAAGAATCTCAGCAGACTCGCAGGAATCAACCCAAAGACTGCCGGGAGTATATTCTGCGTTGCCAAGGTCTTTATCGGCATCGGTCACCTCGATATAATACGGCCGAATAAAGCTCAACTCTCCGCCAAACTTCTCCTTCGAGTAGTTGCAGTACCGGGTGCTCTCCTGTGCAAAGCTCGCAATGCGATGCCGCACCAGCTCGTTAGCCACGCCACGGTCACAGGTGAACAGCACAGACAGCTGAGAATGTTCCAGCATAGCCTCATGACCCTGCTTCACCAGAAAGCCCACCAGCTTCTTTGCCGACTCACCGTCCGGCGTGATCTTGTCTTCGCTCTTGTAGCAGACCCGCGCCACCCGCTCGATCTGCTGGAGCTCTTTGATGCCGCCCTCAGAAATATCAGTGAGGATTTCGTACTTAGGTTCAACGATTTTCATAATTAAATCTCCTTTTCATCAGTGAATCCACTATTTCGAGCTGACTGAGGCTCTTTCCGTTAGCTCTTTGGGTAACTAAGTCAATGCTAAGATCTTCAATTGGGATAATGTATCCGAGATGAGCCAATTGCTTATGATCACAAGATTCCACCTTCGGACACTTCTGGCATTTAGGGGCAAGTATCGTAAGTGCTCTGAAGTCGTTGTTCATGTTGTCCACTCCGATATCAATCTGCAAGTCCAATCCCCACAGATATCACCCGAAGCATGCTTCTTCGCGAATGCCATGCCCTTCTTGATGGCTTCCTGCTTGTCATTTGCTACGACCACAAAACTCTGATGTCCACCACCATTATCAGTACATTCAAACCAAAACGTGTGCTTCATAATTAGTTTCCCTTTTCTTTCTCAGGGTCTCTCAAAATAGAATCCCACTCTTTGATAAGCTGTTTCAGATTTGAGTCATCAATTACTCCCTGCATGCTGTCTTCGTTGTATGTCATCAGGACTGTGCCAGTTTTATCCGGACCAAGTCCACAATTACAACATGAAATCTCGTAATTAAGCTTCATGGTCGTACCACATGTAATAGCTCCCGTATTCTTCAAATATGCTTTGGAATAGCACATAGGACAACATCTCATGCAAAATCCTCCAAAATCGAATTGATCAGAATTTCAAGACAGCGATTCAGAAAAGCCACCAGCCGATATGGCCACGGTTCTTTCTCTTGCGGCCTAGTATTATATGCACCCGTGAATTCTGGCCTTGGTTCAGAGATTCGCCTTAAAAACTCATATTGAGGAGCATTATTAACGAGGCACCAAGCTCGCGCCTCATATAAAGTACAATCGCCATTATTAAAATGCCAAATAACGTCTTCGAGCGTTCTGCAATCCTCAATAGTAATCCAATGGCAATGCTCTTCGTCCCATACCCTAAATGGATAATGCACATTCTTCACAGCGCAGTACGGAACATCATCTGCATACAGTGTCACCTCATCTTCCTCTCGTTCAACCCCAGCATATCCAAGTCGCCGTATGGCCTCCACTGCTTCCTCATAAGATACTCTTCCGTCATCCATTGCTCTCACCTCATACCAGAATCCGGAACAAAATGAACCAGATCACCTTCAGTGTGAACACAATAATGATCAGCCACGCGCAGATAGCCATGGTCAGGGCCAGCATACGTCCGAAGAATGTGCCAATCTTATCCCAAATATCATTCATCCTTATCAACCCTTTCGAGATTACAGTAGGGGCACCCATCGTTAAATTCCCTCTCGCAAAATCGGCACTTGTAAGTCGGATAATAAAACGTATTCACCACACACGCCTCCTCGCAGCATCCACCCGGCACTCCGCAGCGTTCAGCTCGAAGATAGCAGCCGTGATAAACTCCGGTTCACAGTTCTCAAAGTGGTTCCTAGCAATTTCCAATTCTTGTAGAGGGTTACAATATTTATGGATTGTGCCAATTCGAGCTTCACATTCTGGGATTCCCAACCAACGAGCCCATTCTTCTGTTGGAGATTTAATTCCGAGAAGCCATTTGATTGATTCCATCCAGAATATCTTGATAAACTCAACGATTTTGCGCAGCATTTCTACACCTCCACATCTTTGTGACTTGGCGAGCCGTGAGCCAGCCCACAACATCATCATGGCCAAGTGCCTTCGTGCCCATCACCTCGATAAGCCCCTGCTCAAAGCCATAGGAACCCCAACCCCAAATGCCATCCCAGATACGATTTCCAGCAGCATCATATGCAGTGATTTGCTCACCACCATCGTGTCGTCCGCCCGGAAGATACTCTTGACAGTCCGGTCTGTCCATCTCCGGCCAACGACGTCCATAAGTATGCGGAACCTTAGCGTGCTTCAGCAGAATGTCCAGCTTCTGCATCTCGGTCATGTGACTCCAAACCCGGAGTTTCCATGTTTTCTTAGACATGTTTCTCATTTCTGCATTTCCTTTCGTCAGCCTCCATGGCCTTTGCGATTTTATGCTGAATATAAAGCACACAGCCAGCCTGACTATCACACCCGAATGAAGCCAATAGTCCAGCAATAGCATTCAAAGAGTTCAAATCCTCTTCAGCAAATATCATTTAGCGTTCACCGTTCCTCCTGATACTCTACAATTTTGGTCACTTCACTCTGAACCCGGCGTAAGAAATCACACGCACCGAAGCAACCGCATTCCGCCAATACCTCGGCGATATCGCCCAACGTATCCATATCGGTTCTTGTGAGATTAACTTGAGGAATAACTTCAATGTTCTCCTCTGTAATAAATGGGGTATAGTCCCCACAATGGCAGCATTTAATGTTCATGCGTTGCATACAAGCATCCTCCTTCGATGATAAAAAGAAAGAGCCGCAGATTTCTCCACGGCCCAGTTCTCTTATTTATTGAGTTTTGTATTTGCCTCAACAAATTCTTTCCTAGCTTCAATCATATAATTATTGAAATATTCGCTCCCATTATGAGCATTCATATACAGGTCATTGGCACCCATCAACTTCCCTTGATAAAGTCCAAGTGCATATCCTTCATCATATCCTTTTCCATAGCGTTCGCAATATACTTTGCGAACCTCTGCATTGTGAATACGAATCAACACACACGCCCCAACAATACCAGCAATAGTGCTAATACCAATTTTCCACGCTTTTTTCATAATAAGTATCTCCTTTCAAATATGAGTTTACCTCATAAAGGAGCCTGTTATTTTCGCGCCTTCTCCTTGAAGTTCAGAGGTTTCACAGTACCCTCCCGTGCACACTCCGTCAGGCACTCGTTGCAGGGCTCGTCCGTCTCCAGCACCTTGAAGTTCTCGCACTTCGGACAGTAGGTCGCATAGTCCACTTCGCGCATCCAGTTATTCATCAGCGTTTACCTCCTCCACAATACCATGAGCCACTTGCTTTTTACAAATAGGGCAATATGAAAGTTTCATATGGGAATCATGCAAATGTGGTGCATTATTCCATATTTCTTTAGGTACTTTGTGCGTATCGCCACATTGCAGGCATTTAATGCGCACTATATCTAGCGGTTTTACTACAAGATGCTTCTCCAGAAACTCCAGATTACACTTTGTGCTAAACCTATCATCCAGCTCCGGATGAGTCTCCCGCTGGTTCAGTGCCCAGAGCAGATTCCAGCAGGCAGCGCGCAGGTGATCCTCATCGTCCATTCCGACCATGTACTTGGCCAGATGTCGTGCAGCACTGTCCAGAAGCGAATGCAGCGGGATACCCTTATCCACGTTGTGCTCGCCATACTTCAATGCACCCTCCTCGCAGTGCTTGCTGACTTCCATGATGCCATACCAAGGCAGAAGATCCATCCGCCCCTTCCCTGCGTGCATATCACGCTTTGCACCAGTTTCAAATTCGGTGCGATCTCCAGAATCTTTGATCACAAATATCAATCCTTTCTTACTTAATGAGATTCACATGATGCTGGTAAACCTCAACAACATCTCGCGGATGGTTCTTTTTTCCAAAGAACATTGCAATATGCGGGTAATTATCTCGTCCATCGTTGCGGCAATACAATTTTGTGGGAACTTTGTAGCGAGGCAATGCTTCTTCAGTATACATGATTTTTATAAGTTGAATCTCATGATACGTCGCCTTCATCTTCTGAATAAGTTTCTTCTTGCTTTTTCGTGAAATATTTCCCATTAGCAGAACCTCCTGATTCTTCCCTGCATAACCTTGTTGGGAATATCCAGCCACCGAATTTTGCACTTGTCCTTATAGTCAGGACGCAGCTTCTGTAGAATCATCTTCAATGGCTGCCTCTTGATTTCTTCAAACAAGTCCATAAAACAAGCCGTCACTTTCTCGCTGCATTCCGCAATCGCGTTTACGACATCTGCAAGTTTCTCAGAGATCGTCGCAGCAAGCCTCAAAAAATCATAAATATCATGCTTGGCACCGTTTTCAAACTCCGTGCGATCTCCAGAATCTCTAATCATTTGTCTTCCTCCTTTTTGAATCCTTGAAAGTCTCCTATCCCACAGCTTCCATCTTTGCAATGGTGAACGTCACGTACATGCGCACCAATTCCACATCCTTTCGGATACCATTTACCATCATAGGCTGCACCCGAAACGGATTCAATTGCCGTATTTTCACTAGCAGTCGTAATAGGCTCAAATAATTCTCCACACAAGCGGCACTTGTAAATTCCATGAAACAGTGTCATCCGTTTTCCGCCTCCAACTTTTCAATAATTTTACCAATCGCGCTAATAACATAATTTACAAGGAAATTCTGAAAAGCAGCATCCTTGGTTGAGCGAATCATTATTTTTAGCGCCAACTCGTCAGAAACTGCATAATCAATCATTTCTTTGTTGGCTTTTTCTACGATTTCCTTGGGAAACAGTTCTCGAATATCATTACTTTCCATAAAATTTCCTTTCGTTAAACGCCTTCTTCGAGTTCAGCGCTCTCGAAATCGCTAGATCAATACCGCTCCTACTCTTCAGATGGTAGTACCAGAGATCCTTGTAAGGCGTATTCAGCCGGTCGATACGCCCAGACGCCTGTTCCATGATCTTGTAGGAGTAGTTCTGACTGTAAAATATAATGGTGTCCGTCTTGATGCAGTTCCAGCCTTCTGCCCCGGCGTTATATTGCACGAGATAGACCCATCGCTCTCCATCCGGAATAGGTTGATGCTTATGCCCGTTCCATTGTGCTACTTCCACGCCTTCGTCATAGGCCAGATTCAGCAGAATATCCAGCTCATAGTCGAAGTTATAGAAGATGATGACTCTAGGCCGGGTCATGCAAATATCCAGCACTTCCCGCTGGCGGCTCTCATCCGAATTGACGAGCTTCCTCAGCAGATAGCAGAACTCGCTGGCTGTCTCGATTGGCTTGTTCTCCCAAGGGTCCCAGCGATTCCGACATATTTGCAAATATCTCGGTTTATCGTAGTCCACAAAGACGTTTTCATGGTGCGAAACCGTTGCCCGTTCGAAATCCATGTCTACCAGTACCCGCTCCCGTAACCGCACAAGCCTCTGTGTGTTCAGATAACGGTCAATCTTTGGATATTTTGAGAAGCGGGCATAGACAACGTGCTGGTTATTGAACTCTGTACGATTCCGGAAGAATCCGTTTGCAATAAACACCGGAATATAATCCGTCCAGCAGTCACCGGGCGTTGCACTCAGCAGAATCCACTCGTTCTCCTTTGTGATCTTCAGGAACGATTTCACCCATGCACCGCTGCCAACAACGCGCTGTTCGTCAAATATAAAGAACGAATTCTTTACACCAACGTACTTTCCAATGTTGTTCCATGAATCCACAACTACGGTATGCTCATAAATATCATGCTCTGGATCCGTAGACATGTAGAAATGGGCCAATTCTTCATCCCATTCGCCAGTATCCCGCTTCCGAGCGGTCGTGATGATGTACAAATCCGGTGGTTCTGTCATCTTAACGTAATTTTCCGTGTTCACCTGCCCGTCAAACAACGTATAATAAAACGCCAGACTCGTTCTTGATTTGCCGCTCCCGACGCCACCGCAGAGGATGCACCCAATTTTCATCCGTTTGAGTGCATCCAACTGGTAGCCATAGAGCGTTACTCCTGCCATCAGTTTCATTACCTCCATTCCCTGTGCACATGGATTGCGGACTTTCTGCAATGTTGCTCATAAGCCAGCAGTGCAATCGTCGCTTCCTGTTCGTCCTCGCCTTCGCCCAAAATGGTGTACGACCAAAGCTCTTTGCCGTTCTTCGTGAAGACCTTCCACTCTTTCTTAGTAAAGTCCGTGCTTTTTGCAGTAGGACGCATATTGCAGTCCCTCCTTATCGGCTTCTCTCATGATTTCCTGAAGGGTAAGCTTCTTCGGTTTCGGTTCGGCCTTCTTCAGAAATCGCTCTTTCCGGCATTTGTCGCAGTACCTCTTGCCCGGATAGACGTCGTGCATCATCACCCCACAGTCCACACACGGTTTATCGATCTTCCAAACTTTGCCCATAAATATCAATCTCCTTTATTCTGAGCATTTGCGAGTCATGCAGGAATCGAACCTGCCGTAACAGCCCTTGCCGATGACTCAAATAAAAAGAGCCGCAGATTTCTCCACGGCTCTCCGTTCTACACTAGCCTGAAGTTATTGCTCTTCCGGCTCACAGTAGTCGATTTTCAAATGAGATTGACCAGAAGCATCCACTTCTACCCAAAATTTTTCAGGTCGATGGAACAGCTTCTCATATTTCTCCAGAAGTTCGGGACTCAGCGATCCGAAATCGTCTTCTGTAAGCCCGACGATCAGAAAGGTTCCTGCGATCACATCAATCGGTGTTCCATCATCAGACAGAAGCGTACGGTTGAAATTGTCCATCGAGCAGCCGAGCAGCTTGCCTTCTTCATTGCAGATCATTGCCACTGGATCGTCCCACGGATAAGTTGCTTGAATCGGGCCGCTCACTTCTTTCTGCAAGGAGTCCAGACTGAGCGGGATCCGAACGATTTCAGGATAGCAATGCGCTTTGATACGGAGCACTTTGATTCGTTTCATGATGTCAACCTCCAACTCATTCATAAATATCAATCGAGCTGTTTCCTCTGAGAACGCCATTTGCGACGTGGGCACTCACCGGCTGGAGCATTCAACCAAGGACTGACCCCGGCACTCGAAATATCAAAGATTAGAACGGCGTATCGTTCGGTTCATCCGGTTCCGCCATGTCTGCTTCCGGTGCAGCATAGCGTGCATACCGTTCCGCATACGGATCGGCATCCGCATCCTGCTCCACATACATGACATCCGCATACAGGCTGTATTCGCCCGGAGCGTTGCGCTTCTCCACGAGATTGGCCTGAAGGCAGACATTCTTGACACGGATGAAGTCGAGCTGGCCGACCGTATCTGCATCGCACAGCAGACGCTTGCCCGCGGTCGTGATCCAGTAAACGCGCGGCGGCCACTTGGAATTCATGTTGACATTGACCGGCACGTAGAGGGTGGGCACATACGGCTCATCATAGGTGCGCTCCGGGTTCGGCTTGGTCTGCTTGACCTTTACGCCCAGAGATACCAGATAATCCGCCTGCTCCTGCGTAGGAATGACCACGTTGACCCGGCGCTTATCCGAACCAAAGCGGTCACGGCTGGGATCACCAGAGAAATTGGTGGCATAAATGAAACGGGTATCGTCGATATTGACTTTCTGACACTTAGTGTACATGTTATCTTGCTCCTTTGATGTATAATTCACTTTCATATCAAGTAATCGCAGGGTTACGTTGATCTGTTTTGTTAATTCGGCAAGTCTCAGATTTTCCGGCACCGTCCTATAGATCTTTACCATCAATTCCAGAAACTCCTCATATTCCGATTTGGCTTCTCCGACAAGATGCCTTATCTCATTTGGGTACGCTATCATATCGATACCCCTGCTTACTTGCTCACAATTGCATCGAGGCCATCAATCAAAATCTTGAGTGCAACGATCTTGGCGCAGAGGTCCATCGGTTCCTTCGCCGGATCGTAATAAACACGCTTGATTTCTTTCACCAGCGCCTTCATATCATCCACCTGCTTATAACCGCTCTTTTCGACCCACTTTTTGATTTCCTTATAGAAATCATCGCTGTTGTTGGCACAACGCTTTGCAATGGCCATCGCCATCCCCTTTTCCGGGTCGAATTCTTCCTTTGCGTTGCACTTTACCACGGTCTTGCTGCCGTCAGTCCAGAACACGATCGTTGCCGGGGGATTGAAGATTACATTCTTGATACTTGCTGCGGTCATAGTGGTTTCCTCCTTCTTTTTGGCTGCCTCTTCCATCACACGGTCAACCCAGTGCATGTAACGCATAGAATCGAGCACCGACTCTTCCGGCTTCCGAATACGCCAGTCACCTTGACGGTCACGCAGAAGATCGCCCGGATTGAACTGGAACGTTCTTCCATCTTCCAGCTCAAGATTCATTTGAACAGAACCCAGTTCAGTGTAAAAGTTATTGACAAACCCGATATGATGGCCATAGGGGTCATACAAACTTCCATGACACATAAAATATCACCTCACATCAAAATTTCTTGCAGCTTCATCCTGTGCATCCCTCCACGGCAAGTCGGGTGCCGTCCACGGAGAAACACCGGAATCGTCCGCGGAAAACCACTCAAAGTCGCCGTACTTCGAAATTTCATCGACGGCTTCTTTCACTTCCTTATTGAAATAGCCCTTGTCGATCGCATCCTCCATCTGGAGAGAATAAACGCACTCGCTTTCCAGCCAGCGGTAATCCTTTGCTCCCGTGACCGAACTGTACTTTCGTTCGCCGTCTTCGGTCATTCCAGCTTCCCGCACCAGAAGAGCGCCGCCCTTTCCGGGCCTAATCGGGCAGAACTGACCGACGCGGCCCACAAAAATATAATTGTGCTCCCCTGCGGGCAGATCCTCATTCTTGTCCAGATAGATAGCACCTTTCGACACAGTCTTCGTTTCGCAGAGATCCGAGAACACAATAGGTTCCTTCGAGAATAGCGTCTTAAAGACGTACGGAACTTGGAACTGGGTGCCCGTGGCTGTCCATTTGCCCCCTTTCTTCTCATTTTTCTCTGGAATATACCCATACTGGTCCTTGCAGCGGTCCGCGTCCATGTACCTTGCAATATAAACGGCGTTGTTCACAAGGCACATCTTCTCATAGGTAGCCTCGTGTTCGAACGTGTATCCGTACTTTTTCGCAAAGTTCATGCAGAAATCGATGATTTCCGGCGTAGCTTCAGGAATCTTGATAGAATCCGTCTTGATATGTGCCACCGTAAAGCCGCGCTGTTGTACCTCATCCTGCAAAGTGCGCATAAATAAAGCCCCTCGAAGCGCCACGATATTGTTGGCGTTCTTGGGGTTGCGGAAGGGGTTATCAAAGGTTGCGCTGGTAAGACCGTAGACCGAGTTGATGGCGATCTTCAGTGCCTGTGCCAGTGCTTTTGCCTGACCGGGATCTTCCAGATACTTCGCCAGTTTGCCATCAAACAGCTTCTTAGCCTTGTCGTACTCGCCATGTTTTACATGGATACGTACGTCCATCAGGTCATTGAAGTGCTTGGTGTACTCGCCAAAGTAATTCATGGCGACGGCGGAGTGCGGATGCAGCGACGCAACGTCCAGCAGCGCAACATTGCTGTACATGTTCGGTTCTGCATAGACATAACCGCCCATGCCGAGATCTGTGCCTCGGAACATATTGTGCATTTTTCCATCCTCTCCGCGCACCCATTCGTAACCGGGAAACGCATTGATGATGTTTCGGTCGGTCAAAATATCAGGCTCGACCTCGACCACCGAATCCGATTTTCCCGTTGCAAGGTCGGTATAGACCAGCTTGGGGTGCTTTTCCCGTCCAAATATAATTCGAGTCGTCAGACTATTGGTCGTGTCGTTGACCGTCATCCCCGCAAGGTCTGCCAGAATCTCACGCGCCACGAAATCCGCCTGTCGATCTTTGGAATAGAACAGTGCTTCCGTTGCCACCACGTCGTTGTCGCAATACTCGGCAACCTTGTCCCAGAGACTCTTCGGCACCGGCTGGTCCCACGGAAGTCCCAACTCCTGATGGTGGATGCCCAGCTCGATTTCAAATTTCTTCAGGCTTTGCTTTTTCGACGAGAAATCGTAAATATCCGTGTAGGAGAGGTTGTACGCTTCTCCGAAGAACCCCGTATGCTGGTTGACGATCTGGTTCGACAGCGCATAGATCTGCTCGTTGGACATCCCCAGCATCCGCCCCCAGAGAATGTGGTTGTCGTACTTGCGGTTGTTGAAGCCGATCAGCCGGTACTTGGTCAGACTTTCGATCTCCGCCGGGGAGGGGTTGATCATCCGGTAGACCTTTTCCTGCTTGGCAAACTTCCAGTTCACCAGCAGCAAGTTCGGAAACACTTCGCAGTCGAAAAATATCAATGGCTTTTCTTCGCCGGTGGGTGTAGCACGCTCCACATCATCCTTCGACTTGAAGTGCATTTTTGATACGATTTTGAGGCATGCGTCTGCCTGATTGGTGCTGTTGGCCGCAAAGGCGAGAATCACGTTCCGCATGTCATCAATATCATAGGGAACATTCCCCTCGTAGGCTTCTTCCACGATGTGCGCAATGAAGTCCACGCTGGGCTTGGTATAGGGGCTGATCTCTTTGGCGAGCGCTTTCTTGATGAGAACGCGCAGATGCCTCTCATCCTGAATCTGCTTTGTATCAACCATTTTTTCTCCCTTCAATGGTAGGCCGCTGCTGATGCTGGCAATGGGAATATCATTGCATTCTGACAACTTTCTCCGGAGCGAGGATTTTCCCGTGAACACCTTGACCTCGATGTTCTCGTCGTAGACCCTGCTCAATTTGGCCGCTTCACCGGTATAAATATAATGCAGATGAATCCCTGCACCGGATTTGCTCAGCTCTGCGTATGTCTTGGGCCATTTGGATGCAGCTTCAAGGTTTCGCTCAAAGCTCTTTTTCCCATCTGGCCCCGGAATATCAAAGTCGATCACAATGTGGTTCTCCGGAACCTTCACGTAGTGCAGTTTCGAAGTGTCCAGATTTCCCAGCTTGGTTCTGACATTCTCCCACTTTTGCAGGGGCGTGCCATTTTCCGTTGCATACTGGGCCGGGCAGTCCTTGCAAATATCATTAAAGAGAGAATGCTGCTCTTTGAATTCGATCCACGACGAGGGTGGGGGGTCTTTTTTCTCCTCACCCCCTAGGGGGGCATCCGCAAATTCCTTGAACTTTTCCGCTTTGAAACCGCTGTAATAGCTGCGCACCCGCTCGCCGTTCACGTCAGTTTCCCGCTCCTTGTAATCTTCAAAATAGTTCATCAGCTCTTCCCGGAAGGCACGGCGCGAATACGGATACGGCACATTCGCAGCCGTATTGTATTCGTTGTACATGGCCCATGCCCGCTTCAGGGAGACGCCGTTTTCCTTCTTGAAAATATAATAGGAATCCAGCATGAAATTGTAGAAATCGTTGGATGCGCCCATCATACGAGTCGGAATATAATCGTCGTAGAAATGTTTGTTCTCATCGTATACCTGTTTGCAATGCCATGCGATGCCGCCCAGCTCAAAGTTCACCTTTTCTACAAGGTCAAGGTACTTTTTCGCCGGGATCTTTTCGCCGCTGGGGTTCACATCAACGAGCCGTCGGATCAGACCCGACTTTGCATCGGTGATCTTGACCGGCTTGTTGGTGCCCAGAAACAGGAAACACTTGAACTGGTTCGCATAAGCGCTCCGGAATTTCTCGTTTACCATCATCGTCTCGTGGGAAACGAGCGAGTTCAACCGGGTGTTGTCCTCGATATGCGACAGATCACCGTCGTGCTGGATCGCGATCAACGGGTTCGATTTGAACGCTTCCAGCGCAAACGCATTGGAGGATGACCCCAGCGCCTTCGAGTCGAAGGTGCCGCAGTACCCCTCGAACAGCTTCTCCACGATGTTCAGCACAGTAGACTTGCCGCTTCCGGGCGGACCATACAGAACGAGGAACTTCTGAATCTTTTTCGAGTCACCATTGACGATGGCACCGATAGCCCATTCGATCTTTTCTCGCTCTTCCGGAGAATATAAGGTACCAATGAGCTCGTCATAAGCGCTGATATCCCCTTCCTCCAACGGATACGGCAGCCGCTTGGACGCATAGCTGTCCTTCTTGACCGGGGTGTTTGCAAATATCAATGTGTCATCGAGGGTGTGATAGTTGTCCCGCATCTGCCGCTGGCAGTATTTGTGCCAGTTGTCGATCATGCCGGACTCAGCATCCCACATATGGAGTACCCGATAGCTGTCGTTGAGCAGTTGTTTGTGCTCCTGCACATAAAGATCAAGCTCCCGGTCAATGAGCTGAAGGGCGTCCTGCTCTTCCGTGCTCCAAAGGCCGCGCTCTTCCAACCAGATCGCATAGAAGTCTGAGCCCCGGATCATCAAGTCTTTGGACTTTTTGATGATGAACTTCGGGTAAATTTCGATCGTGTTGCGTTTTCCCATCCGCGTCGCGATCATCAGGAAATCAATCATCGGTAACTGACTTCCTCCTTTCTATGAAATCTGTCTCAGACTTCTTTTTTGTCGATGCGGGCCTTACCATCGCAGCAAATATCTTTCTTGCTCTGGTCTTCCCAAAGCTGAGCCTCCGCTTTGGCGCAGCCCGCTTCTGCCTTCCGTGCCCGGTCTTCTGCTTCCTTGCGCTTCTTTTCGCTCTCACCGAGCATCTTGCAAGCCGTCAGGCCAAACCAGACGAGGCCCGCGATGACGAGATTCTTCCGCATGCACTTGCCGTTCAGGCGGCGGATGGTGTTGTTCGCAGCCACCAGTGCAGCCTTGCTGTTGCTCAGGTCGATCAAAATATCAGTCAGTTCCATTGTCAATTTTCCTCCAGTAATTCGGGTCAGCCAGAATCAGCCGACCAATGTTATTCTCGTCTCGACACGCCGTGATTCGCAGCATCACATGGGAATCGTCGAGTATCTTCTCAACGAATCCTTCCATAGGGATGCAGATTTTTGATTCATATGTCATCAAAACTCGTTCTCATTCAGATACGCCATCAGCTGATACCAAATATCAAGCTGGCGCATGTCTTCGGTCGGATAGGAAAGCGTAAACAGACCACCGGCACCATTCGGCTGGTAGTCTCTGCGGTCAAAGCGGTTGATGATAGATGTGGCGCGTTCCTCGCTGAAGCGGTTGTCGTCCATCGCAGCCAGTCCAAGGCTGACCACCATGTTCCAGAACCACTGTCCGACGCGGTTCCCGGCCGCCGCATCTTCCATAATGTGCTCTTCGATGCGCAGCGCGAGTGCCACCATCATTTCCAGAAGGCTGCACGGCACGCCGTTAAACGTGTCCATGACCTGTGCATATGGAATATCATTCTCGGTGGCAAACCGGTAGCGCAGGTTGATGCCATCCGTTGCGCGGCAGACGTCCATCTCACAGGCCGGAATATAACGGCGGTTGTACAGGAACATCAGCAGCCGGTGAAACGACAGGTTCCGCGGCTCCCATTCCCCGCATACGATCTTGTAGAGCCAGTCATAATACTGCTCCGTCATCTTTGTTAAAATCATTCGTCCTCCTCATTCGGATCAATATCCGACCAGTTCTGCCGTACCTGCATGATCTCATAATCCTTGTGGTAGTTGTGGTTGCGGACATGGATGGCACTCGGCATGAATTCACCGATGTGCGTCAGCGCCTCGGTACCGACGGTCTTCTTGACGTCCTCTTCGTCCAAAGGCTCCGCTTCCCCGTCGTAGACCAGCTTGCCATCTGCATAATAAGACAGGAAGCGGGTCTCGTACTCGTCATCTTCTCCGAACTGATCCGGCTCGATGATCTCGATGGAGGCATGCTCCATGACATCTTCCGGGTCAGATTCCGTGCGGTACTTTCCTGCCAGCTGCTCAAAGCTCTTCTGGGTCGCCCGCTCTTCAATGGTCTTGTCCATGTCGGCCTCTTTCTGCCGCAGATTCTCGCGTTCCACCTCGTACTTTTCCCCATAGTAGGTCTCGTACTTTTTCTGGAAGAAATGGTGTATCACGAAGGCACCCGCTCCAAATCCAGCAGCGAAAATCAGAATATCATGAAGGGTCTTGTTCATTGTCTTCTCCTTTGATGGTCATCATAGTAAATGCCAAGCCGCCAAAGAAAAGGGAGACACTCATCAGAATGCCTCCCACCATGTGACGCTTGCGCTTGGTATCGGTCAGATAGTCCAGAAACAGGAATGCGTTTTCCAAACTGTCCATCGTGTTACCTCACTCCGAAAGGACTGCCAGACCAGAGACGAAGCACACTCCGGCCATGGCAGCAAACAGATAAGAAAGCTTCTTAGCGTATCTGGTCATAGCGATTCCCTCCTGAAAATATCAATAAATATCGGTCTCAGATCTTGTCGATGATAGGGCCGTCGCAGTTGAAGCGCAGCATCACCGAGCGCTCGTGCCCGCTGATGAAACTGTTCAGCGAGTCGTCCCCCTCCACGTAGTTCGTCACGCCAAAATCCACGTGGTTCTGTCGGGTCTCATCGTTCGGATCGTAGATCCAGCCCACGATCTGCCCTTCCGGGGTCTTCATGGTCACACCGCCGTGTGTGCCGATAAGGTCCAGAACATCGTTCAGGAACAGATGCCCCTGAATGCGCAGCCGCTTGTTTGCCGCCTGCTCCATCAAGAACAGGTAGTTGCGATTCATCATGTTGCTGGGTTGCCAAGTGTCAACCGTCTCATCAAAGATGCAGGTGTAGGGGCTGGTGTGCGCCATGGCCACATCCGTGTACTGCTTGATGGTCTCTTCGACACCCTGCTCGTTGGTCTTTTTACTCTCGATCTCCACGGCCTTGACGTTGTGCTCCAGCTCTTCCTGCACACGGCTGCCAAAGCGGTCTCCCACGCGGGTCTTGTATTCGTTGAATGCCTGATCCAGCGCGATATATGCCGCCGTCAGGCTTGCATTGCGCCGGGTCATGATGTGGTGGGAACCGAACATGCAGCCGAGAGACGCTGCACCCAGCCCGATCGCAGGTGCGTAGACCTTGGCCAGCTTCAGGCCGGTCTGGATGTAGGCCGTGGTGATGTCCTGCTTAAACTCTTTCTCGGTGTAGCTCTCACCTTCGTCCAGCTGGAGCTCACCGTTTTTGATCTTGTCTTTCGCAGCGTGAATGCTCTCTACCGTTGCGTTGTGCTCAGCGAGAATATCCTGCGCCTTGATAGTCGCCTTGCAGGCCAGAACCGTCGCGGTTACGCCTCCGATGGCAGCGCCCACGATCATGATGGTCGGGCTTGCCTTTTTCAACTTGTGGCCATACTTGTATGCGGTACGGCTCACTTTTTCGATGATCTCATCTTTCTTGATACTCTTCAGAAACTTCATAAAATATCATTCCTTTCTATTAGTGCAGCGGCGTAGGGCGAGGCAGGACAAGGCGGTATCCACCGGCAATGCCCTTGATGTAGGCCTGATCGAGCCCATACCAGCCGTAATTGTAGTCCGTCGAGTCATTGGAAACGCCCATCAGATCCCACAGGTCGCCCACAGATACCTGACCGTAGCGACGGATCGCGTCGTACATCTGAACCAGCGTGTCGTCTGCATCACCGCGGAACTCAAAGTCCAGATTCTGCAAGCTTCTCTGCGGCGGGCGGCTCGGATTTGCCTGCCGGGTGTTCTGGCTTCCCTGATAGTAGCCGTCATAACTGTTCCGCTGCGTACGTCCGCCGTAATTCGTGGACCCATTGCGAGAGCGGTCATCGCCAAAGAGTGCAATGCTGATGGCCGAGTTCACCACACTGCACAGCCCGTTCTTGAGCATCGGCAACAGATAATCCACGATGATGCGGTCTTTCACTGTTTTGAGGTCTTCGGCAAGGAATTCGTTTGCAATCTTCTGGATGTCATTTTGCTCCTTCACGATCACTTTGCCTTTCACGACCTTCTCAAACTTTTTCTTCGGCTGCTCCGGCTTCTGGCCGATGCTGGACTTCGGCATATCTACTTGTGCCATGGTCTACCCCTTTCAAAAATAAAAAAGTAAGAGCCTACGATTTCTCGTAAGCTCTCGCTTCGTCAAACATTACTTTTCTTCACAAGTTTCCTCGTCAGAAGTCACATCTTTCGACTCGACATCAATGACCTCGTCCTTCTTTGCCTTCTTGCTTGCAATCTTCTCCTTGATGTGCTTAAATCCCTTCTTTACCAGCGGAACGCCATACTTCACGCCAACGGCAACGCCAAGCACCACACCAGTGCCAACCTTGACAATCGTGCCAAAGTCAACCCCGGAGCTGCTTTCGCAGTCGTTGTTATAAGCAGGGTTCTCTGCCTCAGCAGGAACAACACTCTCAACAGGAGCGACCTCCACAGAAGTCTCGTTCTCCATAGTCACATTATTCATTTCGTCCATTTTTGTTACCTCTTTCTTTTATTAAAGTTCATAATGTCGGAGTATTACCTCCATAAAGGAAGATGAATTTTTCGCGTCTGCACGGGGTATCGAAAATATCAATACCCCAGCCACTTCGGCGGAGTGGAATAATCCAGCACCAAACAGGGCATTCCTTCCTCATCCAGCTTCGAGGAATAGAACGTCTCGATCCCAAGTGTCGTTTCGGTATCCCAGCCCAGCAGATCACCGTTCCGATTGTGCTCCATGCCCAGATAATCATATAGGTCGTTCTCCGTCACCCGGAGATCACTGAGGAGCTGCTTGTTTGCACCGTTGAGGGCTCGTTCCAGCGCATTCTTGGTCGTCCAGATGTACTTCCCGGACAGGCTTTCCCAGCATTTCACGCGCTGGTCATAGGAAATATCAGTCTCCTTGAGCCCTTTTGCGGTGGGAACGACGGCCGGTTCCGGGCACTTGGCCATCTTGTCGAGGGTCACCGCCTCGCGGATCTCCTGTTCCTTCTCTTTGCCAATGGTCTCCACGACCTTGTCCTGATAGGTCTTGAGGCTGCTCTCTGCCAGCGTGCACGCCGCCGCCAGCGCAGCGTTCCGGCGCTCATCCACATGAATGGCTCCAATCGTGCACGCTGCGCTCAGGCCCATGCTCACCGCCGTCGGAATATAAACCGGGCCCGCCGTCTTGACGATCGTTTTCACGTCCAGTTTTTCGACGCCAAGCTCCTTCTTTTTCTCATCCAGCAGGATCATGGCCTTCGGGGTAGCCGTCACTGCAAAATAAACGGCCGTGATGCCGCCGGTAATGGCCAGACCACCCAGAATCTTGGATGCGTTCCGGCTCACGCTTTTCCGCGCTGCCTTTGCAAATGTTTTCAGGTTCATCGTTCGTACCTCCAAAAATTTATAAAAAAGAAAGAGCCTACGATTTCTCGTAAGCTCTCGCCTTTTCAGATGTGTCCGTGCTGCTTCAAGTTCTCGAAGCGAATCTCTGCCTCATGCTGATTATCGCGCTCCGTCTGGATGCAGTCTTCAATGTATTCGCACAGTCGAATCGGCTGCATGAACAAGTACATTGCGATCGCGTTCAGCGTCCGCAGTCCGTTCACAGCAGTGTGCTTCAACAGCTTGCCCATTGCCTGATCCAGAGTTGCATAATAGTCATGATCGTACATAAATATCAATCTCCCTTATTTGTCAGTTTGGATATCTCTTCCATAATGGAGACTGAAATTTTCGCGTTTACAGGTTCTTTTCCGCAAGCTGACGGTGCACTTCTTCCTGCACCATGTCTTGCAGTTCCTCTTCGCTGCGCTGGTCCTCGATCAGGTCGTGACCAAAGCTCAGGATCGCGCTTGCAGCCATCATGGCCACGGATGCAACTTTCCACCAATTGATCTTCTTCATATTCATTCTCCTTTTTTCTCGCAGTAATCCGCATAGGGATTATAGTTTATATAATTCTCGATGGGCGGCTGGAAGGCATCCACGTAGTAGACTTCAAGGCCATCGTCTGTTGTCTGCTTGTAATACCGGAAGTCGATCCAATAATACTCCCATTCATTTGCCAGATAATCCGCCGACCAACCAGTTGTGTCCCCTTCCGGCAGATAATCCAGTCCGAGGTAATTATAAAGGCTGTTCATGGATGTCTCGCCATCCAATGCAAAGTCACGGTTCATATGGTAGAACGCATCTGTCAATTCCACCTCTGTGGCATGGAAATATCTTTTTGAGATAGGCTCGTAGCAGAGCAGTTTTTCGGTTGCAGCATTCTTGACGGTCTGATCTTTTTCCGCCATCTCGATGGATTTGGCAGTCTCGAAGATCTCATTTTCCTGTTGGTCGCCAATGGTTCGCCGCACCTGCGCCCGGTAGGTCTGATATGTCCTTCCCAGCGCCATATACGCTGCTGTCAGGCTTGCGATCTGCTTTTTGTTCAGTGCATTGGAGCCCAGAATACACGCAATGGTGCCACCGCCCAGAATCACTGCCGGTACGTAGGCTTTCCAGCATATCAGAACGATTTGTTTCTTTGTCGGTGGTTCCTCCACAATGCCCTGCTCATCTTCGTTGTATGTTCGCAGCGCTTCATCCACTTCGAGTAGGTGCTTTGCCTTGGTAGTTGCCCGGCCAGTCTCAATGGCTGTAGCCACGACACCCACGGACGCCGCAACTGCCAAAATAGTTCCGCCGTGCTTGCGTAAGAATCTCGCGCATGCTTTCGTCAGTTTCATGATGTTCAACCTCCATTTTGAAAAAATTAAAGAGCCTACGATTTCTCGTAAGCTCTCGCCTTTACAATTAGCTCTTAGATTTGGTGTAGTATTTCACTGCATTTTCAATCAGCCATCTTGGAACATCCCTAAACGTGCACTTTGCTACATAGAGCAATGCGTCTGCACCAACATAGTTTTCCCTATCAAAAAGTTCTTTCCATGCGCATACATATCCGCATACTCCTCAATATACCAATGCTCCACATCCAAGAAGCCCAATCGCTCCAATCTTCAATGCTTTTTTCATAAGTTATACCTCCAAAATATAATTCCGAGACTAATCATCTCATAAAGCATCGAGATTTTTTTCGCGTCAGATCACATGATTCTTCTTCAAAATATCTACGAGCTGTGCCTTGGTCACCTCGGCGTTCAGCTCCAGATGCACCTTCATTTTCTGCTCCTTTTCAGACCAATTCGCCTGTGCATCCTTCAGCTCCAGCTCAACACCGGGAAATTGCTTTTTCAGCATCTTATTGATGATCTGCGAGATGATGCGGCGCAGAAAACTCGACCGGATCAGCATAATGTCCTCCATGATGTAGTACCTCCAAAAATATAAATGAAAAAGAGAATGGGCCTCGAACCCATAACCTCCACCCGAAAGTGGCGCTCTACCAATTGAGCTATCTCCTCCATAAGGGAACCTGAATTTTTCGCGTCTGAAAAAGATAAGAGGGCATGATCTTTCAGATATTGTCCTCTTCCAGATTGCTCTCTTGCATCTCTTTCAATGCCTTCTTCTCGTTCCACTTTGCCCATGCTGCAAATGCGCCAAGGATTGCCAACGACAATCCCGCACCAACTCCGCAGCACTTAAAATAAGTACCCCAAGTCCAAGGTTTGTTCATAAAGTTCTTAATAGCTTTCATCATAGTTTTTCTCCTTTCAATGTAAGCCCTCTTACCTCCATAATAGAAGCTGTATTTTTCGCGCCGAAAAGAAAGAGCCCATGCTTTCGCATCAGCTCTTCTCCGGGACGACCCAACTCAAGTTGTGTTCAACCGGTCTATCGTCAAATATCAGTCTTTCGACGGCCGGAATGCCCGACACAACAGCCATACAATAACGGTTACAATCGCCATTGCAATTGCTGTCATGATCATCTGCCCAACCGTAATCGAATAATTCCAAATTTTCTTAAAAATAGATTCGTTCATATTACATTCTCCTTTTCTTGGGCCTTTATCCCATAAAGCACGGAGAATTTTTCGCGTTTGGGCAAAAGAAAAGAGCCTACGATTTCTCGTAAGCTCTTCGGTAAAATATCATTTTCTAATATAATCCCTTGCATCCGGGCACCGTTTCGCGCATTCCGGATAATGAGGATCACCACACTTATTGCAATACATGGAGTGCCGCCCAAGATCAGGGATCTCTTCATCGAACTCCTTTATAACTGTAGTCCACGAACCGTCTTTCTGTTTCACCGGGCAACTCATTCTTGAATGTACCAACATTTGTATCGCCTCCTTGCGCTCAGTATATCATAGTCCGGCAAAAAGCAAAAGACCATGTTTCAGATCTTTTGCTCTTGGGATGGTGCTTAGGAAATTTGGATTCGATAGCGTGCATCCAACTCGTCAAATTGTTCCATCTCTGTGATCGTGATATGGAATTCAATCCGCATCTTGCTGTTCAGTACAGTTTCAACGTGTCCTTGAATTCCATTCGCGTACAGCATACGCAAACAGATTCCGAGTTGGCGATCGCTCTTCGCCAGAAAATAATCCATAAGCTCACCTCCTCATAAAAGAGGAAGAAACTTTCGCGCCTAGATCAAACTCCTGTCAAACACAGTCTCCCACCGTTCCCGTTTGATGGGCTTCATGCGCAGGGCCCACATGATCTGTCGGACGGTCACAGTCGGATATTCTCCATTTTGATTTCTCCGCTTGGCGTGGCTGTCAAAGTATTCCTTGAAGCCATTTCGCAGATAAATTTTGTCGGTCAGCCAAGGGTCAATGGCGCTCCAGTATGTTGCTTTTGTCTTCTCATTGTACCGCTGCTGGATGACACATAGTCCTTTCGAACCCTCTCGGTACAGTGTGCATACGCGGTACACCGGATGATTGCAGCGGTAGACACTTCCGTAGTAGCTCGTCCATTCGCGGGGTGGCATTTCATGATATCGCATAAAAAATAAAGAGAGCCCGCAGCTTTCGCCACGAACCCTCCTCGGTTCCTCCTTTACTTTCTGTCCGTAAAGCCTCGTTTCATTTCATGGAGTCCATCGCCAATTGCTCTGGAAAGCGGCGTCACACCGCCAGCCTCAAGGATCGACCAGTAAATCGTCGTGCCGATCGTTCCCAGAAACGTCACGCAGCTCAGTCCGAACTTTGCCCATTCAAGGCGACGCGCCTTCGCAGCCTTCTCCTGATCGTTGATGACCTCTTGGCCCTTCCGCCGTTCTTCATCTTCTTTCAGATTCTGATCGCTCTCCTGCGCCTCTGCCTTGATCTGCATGTCGTACAGCTGCAACGCTGCCTTCGCCGTGTTCGCGTACTCGTCCGTACCCGGTTCCAGATCCTTCAGTTTTGCCAGCGATTGCTTCGCCGCTTCCTTCAGCAATTCTTTGTTTTCGTAGTTTTCCATTTTGAATTTCTCCTTTACAAAGTAATTTCGGAGTTTCCTCCATGAAACAGCACGTTATTTTCGCGCCGTAATTTTCCTGACCCGAAGCACGACCTTCTCGTCTTTTGTAAGGCTTTCAGGGTTCATGTCAAGGTCAAGGAACATGTAGTTCGGTGCGTCCTCATCTCCCGGCGCGATCACAAGGTTTCCTGCCGTGCGTTGGTCTTCGCTGAGCTGGAACCCGATTGCCACACCGACGAGGAGGGCCATACCAAAGATCAGGATGCCAAAGATCAATCCAAGTTCTGCGTTCATTTTGAATTCTCCTTTGTACTACTATAAAGTGGATTTCGGTCGTTTGCGTGATGAAAAAATAAAAGAGCCTACGATTTCTCGTAAGCTCTTATGCCTTAGATGTCGTTTCGAATCAGGAATAAATCATTCTTGCTTCGAGTTGCTCTCACAATTCCTCCTGCCCGGATCAATGTAATTGCATTTACATAAGCCGCGCGTGCATTTTTTGCATCCTTGTATTCGTCTGTATTCACATACATCACTTTCTGGTTGCTTTCAATAAACACCCGCACCTTATCCATTGCATTCACATAGCCCCGGTCAAAGTTCGTCTTTACTCGATAGTTCATAAGTGTCGATCTCCTTTCAAATTCCGGAAGACATCTCTTCCATAAAGCACGGAGATTTTTTCGCGTTGTTTCGAAGCATTCTATGCTAGGTTAGAAAAATTCTATGCAAAAAGAAAAGATCATATGTTTCCATACGCCCGTTTTCCGGTAGAATCCATCAGCGGATACCACACCGAACATCATTCAGTGTGAGGAGTTCCTCTCCTTCGTTCCAGCCAGCATACGGGTCGCTCATCGACTCGTTAAATGCCTTCAGGATCGAATTCATCATTTCCTCAAAACCATTTACAATATTCTTCAGCATAGTAGTTTCCTCCTATAATTGGTTTATTTCTTCCATAATAGGAGCTGAATTTTTCGCGTCTGCGCCAAAAAATAGGAGCCTGTGTTTCCACAAGCTCCATTTTGATTCAGCGTTTTTTCTTTGTTCTTTGCTTCACTTCATTTGTCTTTGCTCCGATCAGTTTTGCAATCCTGACCAAGATCACAACGATCAAAATCCAGAGAATCAAATTAAACATTTTTCATACCACCTTTCTCATAAAGGCGGCTGTATTTTTCGCGTCATCCGCGTTCTTTGCTGAGCAGCCAGAAGAAATGGCGGTAATATTCGTAGTAAAGTTCCCGGCAGCAAGGGCAACCGTTGGCTCGCAGTGCATCGTAGCCGACGCCTTCGGTCACGCCTTTTAATAAGTATGGAGAGATCGCCGGGTCGATTTCTGGCAGACAGCTCTCCAAAATATCAATGTGGCCGGAATAGTACACCCGCGCCAGTGCTTGCCGCTCCGTCGGGTTTGAGGGAGGATTCCCTTTGAGCACACCGGAAATATCATTGGGTGGCACATGCCATGCGTCGATCAGATTGAGCGCTTTCTTCCAATCGTAATACTGGCGGCAGAAGTGCTTCAGCTCATAGTAGCGCTCTGCCGGGATGTAGTAGGGGTTCCTTCTCGAAAGTTTGGCCCGTTCCCCTTTCATTTTTCGCCCCTCCATTCAAAACCTGTCTGTTCATAAAGGAGCTTCGGCGAAATATAATAGTTGATCCGCCCGTACTTCGAGTTCATCTGCTTCATGTCGGTTACCGGCACGCCGTTCCGCGTCGCCTGTCCGATCGGCAGCCATCCGGAAATGATCCCGGCTCTTACCCATGAAGGGTCACGTCCGTACACCTTTGCTGCCACTCGTACCGGAACTGAGCCAAATTCTAATCTAGGATTGTCCATTTTATCTTACTCCTTTTTACTTATTCTAAGTGCATTTTTCTGCATCTTAGGTTCAAAAGGATATTACCTGATAACCCGGTCGTCCGCGTGATGCTTTTTTTCCTTTTTCCGCTTGAGGGATTGACAATTGAAAGGCTATCGTATACCCTAGAATCGCTTTTCACCCTGAAAAGCAGTCTATTTTCGCTAATACTAGGAGGTTTTTATGCTCATACTCTGTCCAGAGTGCGAAATGCAAGTCAGTGACAAGGCTGTGTCCTGCCCCCACTGCGGTTATCCGCTTAGATCAAAACAGTCTCCCCCGCCCAAGAAGAAACACATGCGTCTTCCCAATGGATTTGGGCAAATCTGTGAGATTCGAGGGCACAACCTACGCAAGCCATTCCGCGTAACACTCACTGTCGGAAGAACAAACGAAGGTAAACCAATCACCAAGCCGCTCCGGCCAGTCGCCTATTTTGAAACCTATAATGAGGCCTACCAAGCGCTCGTCAAATATCATGCTCACCCGTTCGACTTGTCGAACAACATGACCATGCAAGACTTGTACGATGCGTGGATCACGACCCGAAAAGGAAAAGTGGACAGCTCGACTCTTGCTCGCTATCGAACCGCTTGGAGTTACTCCGAATCCATTCACAATATGCTTGTCCGTGATGTCCATATTCCCGATATGCTCAACTGCATTGAGCATGGAACTATCACCATCGGCGGAGAGAGCAGGACGCCCAAGAATAACTCCATTAACTCTATGAAGACGCTCTATAACCTGTTGTTTGACTATGCAGTTTCCACTGAGATCGTCGATAAAAATTATGCCCGGTTGTTTAATGTAGAAAGCGGCTATGTCCGGAGTCCCACTTGTCATATGGCCTATACTTCAGAAGAACTCGATCTTCTCTGGGCTAACGTTGATAAGCACCCGATCATCGATATGATCCTAATCCAATGTTATTCAGGCTGGCGTCCGGGTGAAATGTGTGAGCTGCTCATGAAGGATATCGATCTGGAGCGCGGCTGCATGATGGGCGGATTAAAAACAAAAGCGGGGATCAACCGGACAGTCCCGATTCATCCCCGCATTTTCCATTTGGTGAAAGCCCGCTACGAAAAAGCACTCGCTGCAAACTCACCCTATTTATTTTTTTCGATTCGAATGAAAAGCAATGGCCCGACTCGACCCAAAGGCGAGCTGATGCAAATGCGCTACTCCGCCTTTCAAGAGCAGCTCGTCGAAGAAGTTATTCCTCTTTTGTCTCTCAACCCTGCACATAAGGGACATGACGGCCGCAAGACTTTTGTTACAATGGCGAAGGCCGCTGGCATTGATGACTTTGCTATCAAGCGCATCGTCGGCCACTACATCAAAGACCTGACGGAGCGTGTTTATACAGAGCGTAGCCTGAAATGGCTCAAAAGTGAGATAGAAAAGATCCCCTGA